ACACGACGCTCTTCCGATCTCCTAAAAAATTCTCCGGAGGAGTTATTTTTAGATGCTTTTTACAGGGGCATGGGTTTCTTTTCTTTCATGTTATTCACTCCACCTCCTTTACCACTGATTTTTTCAGCTGTTTTCCGTTCTCCTTTCAAGAGTTCCATGGTTTTATTTTTCGGAGTCTCCGTCCAAGACTCCCCCATGCCTCTTTAAAAGGTATCTAGAAATTGCTAAAACTAAATAATAACCAAACAAAACTATACAAGAAATGGAGGAAACTGGCTGTGGGACGCCAAAAACTAGGTAAAACTACTCCAACAACGCCGATGTCTCCTCCTGGGCGTACACCTGAGGCAAGAGAGAATCAGCTTATATCATTGGCATACGATCTTGCCGAATCAAGACTGCGCGAAGGAACCGCCACTTCAGCTGAAGTGGTTCATTTTTTAAAACTTGGATCTTTGAAGGAAAAGCAGGAACTTGAGCTTACGAAGAAAAAGATGGAGCTTATGACCGCTAAAACCGAAGCGTTACAATCTGCTAAACGAGTGGAAGAACTTTATGGCGCAGCGATTATGGCCATGCGTCGATATTCTGGTGCCGGAATGGAGATAGACGATGATGAGGAATACTACGAATGAACCCAGTCATTAGAACCTACACAGAATTAATCCAACTTCCAGACTTCATTTCCCGTTATGAGTATTTACGTCTCGGCGGTAAAGTCGGAGAAGATACTTTTGGCTTCGATCGATGGCTCAATCAAGACTTCTATACTTCAAAGGAATGGCGAAAGTTTAGAAGAGAAATAATCTCACGAGATCTCGGATGTGATCTTGCCTGCAAAGATCGACCGTTCCTGCAAGGTGAGACGGTGATTATTCATCATATAAATCCAATCGGTAAAGGCGATATTTTAAATCATACTGAGTTCCTTATGGATCCTGAGTATGTGATTGCTACATCAAGTAATACACACAATGCGATTCATTATGGTGATCGGTCATTACTTAAGTCTTTCGATCCAGTGCTTCGTCTACCAAATGATCAATGCCCTTGGAGATAATTACAACCCCCTATAAGAGGGATTGGAGGAAAAAGAAATGTATTATAGAAATGATGAACTTTACCACCATGGCATTCTAGGCCAGAAATGGGGCGTTAGACGCTATCAGAATCCGGATGGGACTTTAACTACTGAAGGAAAAGCTCGTTATTTTAATTCTGATGGCACGCTTAATGCCAAAGGAAGAAAGGAAGAAAAGAAACTTTATGCCGATGTTAATAAGAACTGGTATAAAGTACATAATGCCGCTGCCAGCAGAAATAACAAAAAAATTGCTGAGATAAATGCAAAATACGATGGCCAAGATTTTGGATATGATTCCGCAACTGATAAATATACCTCGGATGCTGGAAAAGCATATGTTAAAGAGATTTCAGAATCATGGAAGAAACTGTATAGGGATGAGTTGATGAAGCAGTATCCAGCATCATTACAGCTAGGGTATGATTATGTAGAAAGTCTTCCAATGTACTGGCAATTTGATGATCTAATTTAATAGCAACAAGATTTGAAAGGTTGATTCAAAATGACCGACAGTATTCTTAAAACAATCAGGGGAATGCTCGGCCCTGACGAAGATTATGAGCACTTTGATTCTCAGATCATTCCGCACATCAATGCGGCATTCTCTCGTCTGTGCCGGCTTGGCGTCGGTCCAGAACTACCATTTAAAATTACCGGACCGAATGAGACGTGGTCTGATTTTATTGATTCCGGTTATCAGGAAGAAGTCAAAGAGTATATTTTCTTGAAGGTTAAAACCGTATTTGATACGAGTACTATTAACTCTTCGGTTCTTTCCGCTTATAACGAGCGAATAAAAGAATTGGAATGGGAGATGAATGATGTAGCTGAAATTGGTTACTGATTCAAAATGGCTTTTCAATTCTTTAATCCTAATCCGGCAGGAAGATTCGTAGGAGACTGTACGATCCGAGCGATCTGCAAATTTCTGAATCAGGATTGGGACACCGTTTATGCCGCCACAACATTTCAAGGCTTTCTGTACAAAGACATGCCTTCCGGAAATGCAACTTGGGGCGCGTTCCTGTACAAACTCGGATACATCCGAAAATTCATACCAGATAACTGTCTTGGGCGATACTCCGTGAAAGATTTTTGCAGAGATCATCCTCAAGGCAGTTTTTTATTGGTTTTAGATCAGCATGTTGTAACTGTAGTAGATGGAGATTATTACGATACGTGGGATTCAGGGAGTGAGATGCCCACGTACTATTGGACGAAAGGAGAACAATAAGAAATGAGCGCAACGAATTTTGGAATTAACCCTGCACCAGTTATTCCAACACCGGTTCCTTCTGCAGGAGCCGCGAAAGGATTCTCAAGTCTGCCGACAGTAAATCCGGTACCAAACACTCAGCCGATGAATCCCGTTATGAGTGCGGCTGCTGGACCTAAATGTAATATTGTTTGGGTTGAAAGCATGGACGAAGTTTTGTCATATCCGACTTCTCCGAGCGAAGAGATGTATTTTCAGGATAATAACAACCCTGTGATTTATCGTCGTGAAACGGACGCCAACGGGAATATTAAAAATCCGATCCATGCCCTTCACTACACAGTTGAAGAACTTCCGTTCGGCCCCGAAGCTCAATTCGTAACGAAAGATGAGCACAAGCAGCTTTACGATCTTGTCGAGAAACTAGCCGGAACGGTTGACGGAATGAACAATAAGCTTGAAAAGCTTCTGAACGGTTGAGGAGGGTAACTTAATGAATCCATTCTTTAATTCACATCAGCAGAATCAGCAGCAGGGATTCGGATCTGGCTTCGATTTGAATTCTGCTCTTCAGAATCTGGCACGACAGATTGCTCCGACCGGGATGTCAGCTGAGCAGATTGTCCGCCAGAAAATTCAAAATAGAGAAATGACCCAAGAGCAATTTAATCAGTTTGCAAGTATCGCAGATCGACTGACCGGTAGAAAACGCTAGGTCAGTCTTTTATTTATTCGATGTTCACCTCCGAACCTATCTGCAGTACGGCGAGGATCTGAATAAATACATTTTTAGGAGGAATGAGACAATGTCTTATTCTGAAAACGGTAATGCTAATTTTACTATGCCCGTAAGTCCGATGTACGGTGGCAACGGCGGTTTTGGTAATGGCTTCTTCGGCGGCGACGCTGCCTGGTGGCTGATTATCCTGCTCCTGTTCGCCAACAACGGTTGGGGCAATGGCTTCGGCTTTGGCGGCGGTATGGGCGGTATGATGCCATTTATGATTGGTAACCAGCAGAATGCTGATGTCCAGCGTGGTTTCGACCAGTCCGCCATTATGGGCTCTCTGAATGGTATTACCAGCGCTCTCAGCAACGGCTTCGCAAATGCTGAGATCTCTCGCTGCAATGCTAACACAAATATTCTTCAGGCTCTGAACACCAATCAGGCGGCGACAATTTCAGGCATGAATGGCCTTGCCATGAATCTTCAGAACTGCTGTTGTGAGAATCGTGCCGGCCTCGCCGACCTCAAGTATACGGTCGCGACAGAGAATTGCGCTGATCGCACTGCCCTGAGCGAAGGTCTGACCAATATGCTCATGGCAAACAATGCCAATACCCAGGCGATTGTTAATGCTACGAATGCCGGTATTCAGACCGTTATGGATAAGATCTGCCAGCTTGAGCTTGCTGGTAAAGATCAGCAGATTGCTGCTCTTACGGCTCAGCTGAACGAAGCGAATCGTCTGGCCTCTCAGGCCCAGCAGACTGCAACAATTCAGGCCGGTCAGCGTGCTCTGGCGAATGAGATTGAGCAGTATGTTCTGCCGACGGCGCGTCCTGCGTATATCGTTCAGAATCCGAACTGTTGCCCTCAGAATCAGAACTGCTGTCCTCAGAATACAGGCTGCGGCTGCATGGGTTAAGGAGGTGCCGAGATGGCTGAATGGACTAGTGTTGCCGTTCAGACGGTCAACCCCGGTGAGGCCATCGTCTTCACCGATACGGCACAGCCTTGCCTGAAGGGTTATATTCTGCACCGTGAGGATAGCGGCGCTTTTCTGATGAAGGGAATCGACACCGGTTCCTGCGTTCGGAGATGCTGCTGCAAGCCGGCTACCGTAGACTATATGGTGGATTTCGGCGCTAATATCGCCATTCCTGAAGGAGAGACCGTTGGACCTATTTCGGTCGCGTTCGCTCTTGATGGAAATACTCTGGCAGGAACCGAAATGGAAGTTACGCCGGCCGCTATTGAACAGTACTTTAATGTCTCCAGAGCTGCCAACGTGTCCATTTGGAAGGGCTGCTGCCAGACGCTCAGTATTCGTAACACTGGAACTACGCCTATTCTGGTCCAGGCTGCGAATATTGTGTTCAAGAAGAAGTGAGGAGGAAATTCAAAATGGAACTGAAAACTGAATCCATGGAAAACATGAAGAAAGTCGTCGCAAAATGCCTCGACGAACTCATGCAGAAGAATGACCTCTCTCCTGCCGAAACAAAAGCCGCTATTGACGGTCTTCATCTGTATGACGAGCTTTGTTGTCGTATTGAGGAGTGCAAGGCCGAGGAAGATAAGAAAGAACCCGGTGAGTATGCCGAGCGTGGATATTCTATGCACGGCGAACCTTACCGTCAGTATCACATCACTTCTTATGGCATGCCCGAGAGGGCCGTTTACTCGGATCGCAGTTATGGTAACATGAACCGTGGAAGCTATGGAAATCCGAATTACGGCGTTCGTGGCTGGTATCAGAGCAATTCTGATGGCTACTCTGGCTATCCCGGATATCCTTCTGAGTTCATGAACCGTAGTTATTGCAGTGATCCGTACTACGGTCCTGAATACTTCGATCGTGGGCGCGGCTACAGTCGTCACAGCATTAGCGATCGTGCGGTCTCTTGTCTCGAAAAGCTCTTTGATACATCCGCTTCTGATTATGAGAAGCAGGAACTCAAGAAGTATATTTCGATGATTCGTGCCGCCGGTATGAACGACTAAGTAAAACGAGAGAGCCTTGGGGTCATCCTCAGGGCTCTCTTTTTAATATTGCAGGAAGTGAGGGCCTAGCATGTATTACGAATCAAACAGCAACTATCTGGCCCATCACGGGATTTTGGGTCAGAAATGGGGTGTCCGTCGATTTCAAAATAAAGATGGCACCAGAACTCCTCTCGGACGAAAAAGAGAGCGAGAGAATAATAAAGTTGACCACGATAAACTTGTAAAGTCTACGGATGCGAAAGAACTTTACAAGCACCGCGATCAACTTTCAGATAGGGAGCTTCAGGATCGTTTGAATCGTCTTCGTAATGAAGATGCTCTTCGTCAAATGGCGAACGCAAAAAAGAAAGCCAATAACGGACAGAGCATGTCAAAAAAAGTATTGGCTAAAGTTGGCGAAAAGACGGCTGAAATAATTGCTGCTGCCGCTGTAGGAGCCGTGCTTGGCACAACCAATGGAAAAGAGCTTGGCAATAAGATTGCACAAGGAGCTAAGGTAGTTAAAGAGTATGGACCGGATTTTGTCGGCTTCTTCATGGACGATTGGAAGCCATGATTTTATTCATCGGTCCAAGGCCTGCTTGAATAATAATCCTCGGCGCCGTAACTTTCATCTGATGGATCTTCGTCATCGTCCCAGTCGATTTCTCCATAACTGTCGGTTTCAATATACATAGGATTGTCCGGATCGGCAAATGGTTCATAATACGGATCAAATTTGTGATCATTATGTTCTAAATCCGATTCATCTTTGCTATCTGTAACAGAAGACGCAAGACCGGCGACGATTATTGCTGCCGCGCCTCCAGCTACAACAGCAACTCCGGTGCCAATATATTTTAGAACCCGCGTTGCTTTTTCTTTTAAAGGACGCTTTTCTTTCTTATTGGAATTGTCGTCCTTTTTAAGATGAAATTTCATGTGTATCACCCCACTTCAACTATACCACAATTCTTTCATATCTGCAATCTCGAGGTGAAAATTCAAAATGGCGTTATCCAATACGGCGGTTCCGACCTATTACGGACAGTTTCGGGACGCTGTATTGAGAGGCGAAATCCCGATCTGCAGATGGATCGAAATGGAAATGAACCGCATTGACAGATTGATCGCTAATCCAAGGTATTATTATGACGATGCGGTTGTTGAAGGATTTATCGATTACTGCAACTCTGAATTGACGCTTACTGATGGCAGCGATCTACATTTGCTCGATACATTTAAGCTTTGGGCGGAAGAAGTATTCGGATGGTATTACTTTGATACTCGAAGTGTATACGTTCCGAATGAAGACGGGCACGGCGGTTATTATAAGAATGTCCGTTATAAAAATCGTCTTACGAAGAAGCAGTTTCTAATTGTTGGACGAGGCGCTGCAAAGTCGATGTATGCCTCTGCAATTCAAAGTTATTTCCTAACGGTTGATGCATCGACTACGCATCAGATTACAACGGCTCCGACAATGAAGCAGGCGGAAGAAGTTCTAAGTCCTATTAAAACTTCAATTGTTCGAGCCAGAGGTCCACTGTTTCAATTTCTAACCGAAGGATCACTTCAGAACACAACTGGATCAAAAGCGAATCGTGTAAAACTTGCTTCCACGAAAAAAGGCATTGAAGATTTTCTTACGAATTCTCTTCTTGAAATCAGGCCTTTTAGCATCGATAAACTTCAGGGGCTTCGCTGTAAGTGTGCAAGCGTTGACGAATGGCTTTCCGGTGATATTCGAGAAGATCCGATTACCGCTATTGAGCAGGGATGCGCTAAAGGCGGCATAGATGATTACTTGATTATCGCCACAAGTTCTGAGGGAACTGTTCGAAACGGATCCGGAGACTCTATCAAAATGCAGCTTATGAAGATTCTTCGAGGCGAGTTTGATGACGATGAGACCGGAGAAGCGTTCGATGACGTGTCTATTTGGTATTATCAGCTTGATGATATTCATGAAGTTGGTGATCCAAGAATGTGGATTAAAGCGAATCCAAATCTTGGGCATACTGTTACTTACTCGGCGTATCAGAAAGATGTAGCTAAAGCTGAGAATTTTCCAGATCAGAGAAACGAAATTCTTGCTAAGCGATTTAATCTTCCTATGGAAGGATTCACATATTTCTTTACATATGAAGAAACACTTCCGCACAGGAAGCGAAACTTCTGGGGTTTGCCATGTGCCATTGGCGCGGATCTTTCCCAGGGAGATGACTTCTGTGCATTTACATTTCTTTTTCCGACCCGCGACGGAAAATTCGGAGTCAAAGTTCGAAGTTATATTACCTCCAAGACAATGTCGGAGCTTCCTTTGGCTATGCATACAAAGTATGAGGATTTTATCAAAGAGGGAAGTTTGATCGTACTTGACGGCGTCGTGCTCGATATGATGCTCGTATATGATGACTTGGATCAGTTCATTATCGATAATGAATATGATGTTCGTTGCTTTGGGTTCGACCCGTATAACGCAAAAGAATTTGTTGAGCGATGGGAAACTGAGAATGGTCCGTTCGGAATTGAAAAAGTAATTCAGGGTGCTAAGACAGAATCTGTTCCTCTCGGAGAGCTTAAGCATTACGCAAACGAACGAATGCTCTTATTCGATCAGGAGCTTATGTCTTTCTGTATGGGTAACTGCATTACGATCGAGGATACGAATGGAAATCGTAAGCTTCTTAAGAAACGAAGAGAGCAAAAGATCGATAACGTGTCTGCAATGATGGACGCATATATTGCATATAAGCATAATAAGGATGCGTTTGAGTAAGTTTTGAGGAAAATTCAAAATGGTATATTATGAGTCAAATTACCTTTGCCATTATGGTCTCAAAGGAATGAAATGGGGTCAACGTCGTTGGCAAAATGATGACGGTACTTTTAATGAAGCTGGGAAAGCTCGATACTTTAGTAAGTCATCGTCTCATCGTCCAATTAGCGTTATGAAGCTTCAAAATGATCCCGATGTTCAGAAGTGTAAGGCAGAGCTAAAACAGGCGAAAGTTGCCAAAGATAAAGCATATAAAGCATATAATAAAGCAAGTGCCGGCGGATTAATGACGGATGAAAAAGAAAAAAAGGCGCTTATTCGTGCCGATAATGCCATTCGATTTGCAAAGCAGGATCTTTCTGATGAAAAAGCCAGAAAACGGATGGAATCTGATGTCAGGCCAAAGTCTAAGCGAAGGCTTAAACTTGAAGAAGAGTATAAAGCAAAAGGCATGACGGCGGAAGAAGCTGAACTTGCAGCATACAAAAGAGCAAGAACTGAAAAAGCATTAAAAATTGCGGCCGGTATTGCAGTAACTGCCGCAGTGGCTTATGGCGCTAGTAAATATGTTGAGAATAATGTTGACAGAGTTATAAAATCCGATGTATCATTCAAAAGGGTTGCAACATCTGATACTGCTGGAGTTCAGGATGCTTTTTATGCTACTTTTGGCAATAAAAAGATGGATAATGCAAAGTACGCCGGACTATATGCCAAACAACTTAAAGCTGGCAATTATGGGAAAGCTGCTGAGCATGTCTATGAGAAAACAATTAATGCCAAAGAATCCTTTAAAATGGCCTCAACAAAAAGCGCTAAAGGTGCTTTGCAAGATTTGATGGATAATGATCCTGAATTTAAGAAGGCATTTTCTAAACAGTTTAGATTTAGTCCGGCTATGCAAAAGGCCATTCAAAATGGTAAAGTCGATAAGAACGTTTATGAATATTTTAATCAGCAACTTGGCGGAAACGCTAAGAATTCTGATGTCGCAAAGAGATACTATGACGCATTGTCCAAGAAAGGCTATAATGCCATAATGGATGTAAACGATAAAAAGTTTAGTGGCTTTGGAACTAATATGCCGGTAATAATTTTCAATGCAAAAGACAAAGTTAATGTCAGCAACGTCCGTGAACTTAGTAATGCTGAGATTAATAAAAAGAATGCTCTTGCAACTTTGGATATTGGAGCCAAAGCAATGGGGCCACAGTTAGCAATGTATGGAGCAATTGGTGTCGGTATAGTTGGGGCATCTAATGTTTCTAGAAATAAGAAAGAGCAGCAAATAGTTGCTGATTATAAGAAAGAACATCCAGATTCAAAGTTGTCTTATAAGGATATTGTCAGAAATTATTATAATCAATAGGAGGTTATTTAATGCATAAGGTGCTATATTCTGTTATAACAAAAATCCCAATAATTGGGCCGATTTATGATAGTATCGCAAGACCGAAATTTAGTTCGATGGGACTTTCGGATGGCGAATATGATTTAGCATTATCATTAATCAAAAAGTATCAGAAGAAGCATCCGAATGAACAAATAACTCTTAGATTGATAAAAAAGCTAATTGAAGACGAAAAATAATCCACTAAGAGGGTTGCCTTAAAAAGCAGCCCTCTTAGATTTTTAAGGAGAGATTCAAAATGATTTATTATGAATCTAATTACCTTTGCCATTATGGCCTCAAAGGAATGAAGTGGGGACAACGTCGTTGGCAAAACGAAGATGGCACTTTTAATGAAGCTGGGAAAGCTCGATATTTTGGAAAATCTGCTGGCGGAAATGTACGGCGTGCTCTTGCTGGCGCATATGGAGTTAGTGAACGTGTTTATAATAAGCTTGGTAATAAAACACTGGCATCAATGAATAAAGCAGCAAAAGAGCAAATGTTGGAAAAGGCGGCTAAAGCAGATCAAAGAAAAGTTGATCGTCGGCAAGAGAAAATTAATGCCAAAAATCAGAAGACTGCGGAAAAAGATGCTGAGATTAACAAGCGAATTAATTCTGCTAAGAATTCTTCCGAAATGGAAAGTGCGATGCAAAAGAAAGTAAAGGAAGATCTAAGAAGAAGCCAAAATCCTTTGAGTAGAACGCTTAATGATATCAGCGGATATAATAATTCTATAGCGAAACAGGTTGTTGATGACGTTTGTAAGAAAATGTACTTTGATGATGTAAAACAGTCAAGATCAAAAATGTCATCTGGGCAGAAGTTCTATGATTATTTAACTTCTGGCAGTTCAAATCATGCTAATGAAAAGTATAAAAATGGTGGATATAAGAACCTTAACAAAGAATACGAGAAGTATAAGTCCGAAGGCGGTATAAAGAAAAGCAAGAAGAATTATGCCGATACTCAGCGGGCTTTGCGGCAGCAAAGAGCTAGACAGGAGCAAGAACGTCGTCGTGAAGAAGAACGTCGGTATAATGAACAGCAGCGTAAACGACAGGAAGAAATGGACCGTACCGTTAGGCAGATGAATTATTTGACTGGCGTTTACGAGCGTTCTGGAAATCGTTAAGGAGTTTTAAAATGATCTATTATGAAGACAACTACCTGATGCATCACGGCATTAAAGGCCAGAAGTGGGGCGTAAGGCGATATCAGAATCCGGATGGTACTCTTACCGCGGCCGGTAGGTCAAGATATGGGACGCAGGAAGCTTTTGATACTAAGCAAAAGTATAAAGCGGCTCGTAAAGAGTATAATAAAGCTTTCAATAATGCTTATAATCACAATCATCCTTACAGTCTTTCCAAGAAAAGGAGAGAAGCGTCGGCTGCAAGATGGGAAGAAGCTTTGAATAAAGCTCAGAATTTGAATAAAGCTCAGAAAGAGTATAAGGTTGCTAAAGGCAATGCGAAACTTGAGAAAACGATTGGCCGCGTAGAAAAAGCTCGCGATAAGATTCTTTCTGCAAGGGAAAAGAATATGGCCAAGCTTAGCGAGCGTATGGATAAACGGGTTGCTTCCGGACGCACCACACAGATGTATTCTGACTATCGTAAAAAAGACTTTGAACTTGGAACAAAAGCTGTAAAAAGCGGCTATGATCGTTACGCCAAAACGATAAAGGACTATAAGTCTATGAAGATTTCTGCGATTAATGATCCGAGCATTAAGAAGAGCGATGCTTATAAGGAAGCCGGCAGAGCATATCGAAAGCAACTGTTTTCTGATGCGTATTATGGCGGAATGCCGATGACAGTTCTTATGTATGCCGGACAGGCGGCGTCCGAACTTGAAGATCGATAATACACTTATCCCATACCGTCTCTTTATTTTTCAAAGAGGCGGATTTTTTATGCCCATTTTCGGGTTTTAACCAATTGATAGGAGGCATATTCCAATGCCAACATTTATGGAAAGGCTCCAGCATGGCTGGAATGCCTTCATCAATAATAAAGATCCGACCGTTACACAGCCGGTATATTCCTACGGTAATTATTCATACCGACAGGATCGGAATCGGATTCGAATTGGAAATGAACGTACGATCATTAACTCGATCTACAATCGTATTGCTACTGATTGCTCCTCGATTGATATTAGACACATCAAGACAGATAGCAATGGGAGATTTTCCGATGTTATAGATTCCGGTTTGAATTCGATATTCAGTCTCGAGGCGAATATTGACCAGGAATCCAGAGCATTCGTTCGTGATATTGTGCAATCGATGCTGGATGAGGGCGTCATTGCATGTGTTCCAGTTGATACGACAACGAATCCGTATAAAGGCGGATCGTATGATATTAACACAATGCGAACCGGCAAGATTACAAAATGGATGCCGAGGCACGTAACGATCGAATTATACAATGACCGGAATGGTCAGAGACAGGAAGTAACTCTTCCAAAAGAAATGGTAGCCATCGTGGAGAATCCGTTCTATTCGGTTATGAATGAGCCAAACTCCACCATGCAGAGGTTAATTCGGAAACTGCGGCTCCTTGACGACGTTGATGAGCAGAGCAGTGCTGGAAAACTTGACCTCATTATACAGCTTCCGTACGTAATTAAAACGGAGGCACGCCGGGCGCAGGCAGAACAGCGTCGAAAAGACATCGAGATGCAATTAGCCGGTTCCAAGTATGGTATTGCGTATACCGACGGAACTGAGCGAGTGATTCAATTAAACCGTTCGTTGGACAACAATTTAATGAAGCAGGTCGAATACCTGACTGAGACACTAATGGGCCAGCTCGGGATTACGAACGAGATCTTAAATGGTACAGCCAATGAGCAGACGATGATGAATTATTACAATCGCATTGTCGAACCGATTCTTTCTGCAATAACCGGCGAATTTAACCGGAAGTTCTTAACAAAGACTGCAAGAACAAAAGGGCAGACTTTCATGTTCTTCCGAGATCCCTTTAAGCTGGTACCGGTGTCTAGTATTGCCGATATCGCTGACAAATTCACACGTAACGAGATTCTCTCCTCGAATGAGGTCCGCGGCTTGATTGGCTTTAAACCGTCCAAAGATCCGAAAGCTGATGAATTGAGGAATAAGAATCTTAACCAGTCGTCCAACAATCAGGAAGTTTCTCCGGATGTAACTCCGGAAGGTAATGCTGATGTGGGCGACGATTCTGTTTTTAAGGAGCAAATTCAAAATGGCAAACAAGTATGACTTTAGCGGTTGGGCGACAAAGAATGATCTCCTCTGTGCAGACGGAAGAGTCATTCGTCGCGATGCCTTTAAAGACAACGACGGCCAGACAGTTCCGCTGGTGTATCAGCATCAGCATAGCGATCCGGCCAGCATTCTTGGTCATGCTCTTCTTGAGAACCGGGATGATGGTGTTTATGCGTACTGCAGTTTTAACGATACACCGAATGCGCAGCTTGTTAAATCTGCGGTTCAGCACGGAGACGTTGTGTCGCTGTCGATTTATGCCAACCGCCTTGTTCAGGAAGGAAAAGACGTACTGCATGGTCTGATCCGAGAAGTGAGCATTGTTCTCGCCGGAGCAAATCCTGGCGCTTACATTGACAACCCGATCCTTGTCCATGGAGAGGGAACCGCGGACGAGAGCTATGAGGATCTCCTCGACGAAGCTGTCGTTTATACCGGAGAACCGATTGAACTCTTCCACGCCGATAAAGATGGTGAGGAAGAAGAAAAGAAACCAGAAGCTGAGGAAAAGAAACCAGAGCCGAAGGAAGAAAAGAATGAAAAGGCGGAAGACGCCGAGGAGGAATCAAAAATGGCAGATGCAAAAGAAAAGACCGTTAAGGACGTATTTGACGAACTGACGGAAGAGCAGAAGAAAGTTGTTTATTTTATGATCGGTCAGGCGCTGGAAGACGCTAAGGGCGGCAGCGATGACAAAGACGATGAAGATGAAGATGAAGGAGATACCACTATGAAGCACAATGTGTTTGACAATGATGAAGCTTACGGTCCCGTTCTGACCCACGACGATCAGATGGCGATTCTTGACTATGCCAGAAAGAACGGTAGTTTCAAGGACGCCCTTGCCATGTTCGCCGAAGATCATGGCCTGCAGCATGACGATCTGGCTCCTGTGAGCGGCTTCACCTCTTATCCATCCGGCCAGACTCCGGCCGGCGTAGACGCCCTGTTCCCTGAGTGGCACGATGTTCGTCCCGGCGCCCCTGAGATCGTTACCAATGACCAGGCTTGGGTTAAGGCTGTTCTGAATAAAGTTCACAGAAGCCCGTTTAGCCGCATCCGCACCTCCCAGGTTGACCTCCGCGAGATCGAAGGCATCCGTGCCAAGGGCTACCAGAAGGGTAAGGAGAAGACCCTTGCTGACAACTACACCGTTGCCAAGCGTACCACTGAGCCTCAGACTATTTATGCAAAGAGTGCTCTGAACCGTGATGATGTTGTTGATATTACCGATTTCGACTATGTCGATTACCAGTATAAGATCGACCGCATGCAGCTCGAGAAGGAGCTGGCTCGCGCGATTCTGATCGGTGACGGCCGCGATGCTGCTTCTGATGACAAGATTAATGAAGAGCGTATTCGTCCTATCTGGACTGATAACGGCATCTTCACCATCCGCAAGGTTGTCTCCGCTACTGCTGCGGAGAACGATCCGGGCTTCGGCACGAACTATGTTTATGCTCAGGCTGTTGAAGAGACTATTCTCGATGCGATGATTGACTATCGTGGTTCCGGCAACATGGATATGTTCTGCGCCCAGCGTTTCTTCAACAAGATCCAGCTCGCTAAGGATCTGAACGGTCGTCGTCTGTATAAGGATAAGGCCGAACTCACCTCTACGCTCGGTGTGAACGGCGTTTACAATGTTCCGGAATTCGAGAACCTGACCCGCACCGAGGGCTCTGGCGCTTCTGCTAAGACCTATCGTCTGCTGGCCATCATCGGTAACCTCAATGATTACAACATCGGTGCAACCAAGGGCGGCGAGATCACTCACTTCACCGATTTCGACATTGACTTCAACCAGCTCAAGAGCCTGATTGAGACTCGCGTCTCTGGTGCGAATACTCGTATCTACAGCTTCATCGTTCTGGAAGAGGAAGTTGCGTAATCTGAATTCATAAACCGCCAAACGTCGGGAATCCGAATTACAAATTCAAAATGGAAGTGATTGCGTGAAATTTTACGGAGAAGTCGGATTTGTTGAAGTGACCGAGAAGCGTCCGGGAGTGAAAACTTTAAAACCGGTTGAATACAAGTACGCCGGAGATGTTCTTCGACGTAGTCTTCGCTATCAGTCTGGTAACGAGGTTAACGATACGATAGCTCCGTCTCAGCAGATTTCGATTCTGGTTGATCCGTATGCTCGCAGTCACGTTGGATCAATTAAATATGTAAAGTGGATGGGTACCGCATGGAAGGTTACAGAAGCCTCCTTGCAGTACCCACGACTTATTCTGACGCTGGGAGGAGCATACAATGGAGCGACGGTCGGATCTTCTGATACAGGAACTTAAAGACCTGCTCGGAACGGATGAAGTGTATTTTCAAGCCTCTCCAGACGCCGGAACAAACGGTGAAGGGGAGGCTTATCTCTTTACCGGAATTAACTATCCATGTTTCATCATGGAACGTACAACTGCATATCAGCCCAAGGCAAACGATAAGACATATCTGTTTCGTCCTGGGTATCAAGTAACATACATCAATCGTGATGAGCCGGATCCGGAAATGCTAGAGGCAGTGATGCAGCGTTTTGGTCATTGCCACTACGAAAGGCATTTTGTAGCGGATAATCTCCATCACGATGTTTTTATGATTTATTATTAAGGAGGACAAACCCATGTCTAAACTAGTATGGGACCAGGTCGGCGAAAAGCTTTACGAAACTGGTACTAAACAGGGCGTTCTTTATCCTCAGGCCGCAGACGGTACCTATCCGAACGGTGTTGCCTGGAACGGCCTGACTTCGGTTTCCGAATCTCCCGATGGCGGTGACGCCAATGATATTTACGCCGATGATATTAAATACCTTGTTCTGCGTGGCGTTGAGAACTTCGGCGGCACCATCGAAGCCTATACGTATCCCCCTGAGTTCGAGGAGTGCGACGGTTCTGCCCAGCTTCTTGCCGGTGTGAATATCGGTCAGCAGCCCCGCAAGACCTTCGGCTTCAGCTATGTTTCCACCATCGGCAATGACACCGAAATGGACGCGCACGGTTATAAGATTCACCTGATCTACGGTGCTTCCGCTTCTCCGTCCGAGCGTTCTTATGAGACGGTCAACGATAGTCCGGAACCGATTCAGTTCAGCTGGGAGTTCACGACCGTTCCTGTCAACGTGACCGGTCACAAGGCTACCGCTCTGCTTACGATCGATTCGACTAAGTTCCCGCCCCAGCAGGATGGCAAAAAGAATGTTAAGCTTAAGGCAATTGAAGACGTTCTTTACGGAACTGACGGCGAAGGTTCCAGCGAGGGAACAGCACCAAGACTCCCGCTGCCGGACGAAGTGCTCGATATTCTCACCCGCACTTAATCATGAACTTTGGGAGGCTGTCTGAAATACGGCAGCCTCTCTTTTTATATTTGAAAGGAGAACAGAAAATGTACGCAAAGAAAGTAACCTATAAAGGATTTGACGGACATGATGTGGAAGAAGTTGTTCGTTTTAATTTGACGAAGGCCGAGGTTCTTAATCTTGACCTTAAGTATGAAGATTACGGCGGTCTTATGGGCTATTACCGTAAAATGATTACGGATATTAAAGAGGGCGACGCCAGTTGGAAGCCTTATGTTAGTTTCCTTCAGTCAGTTCTTCTTTCCGCGTATGGCCAGAAGACTGAAGACGGTCGCTTTATTAAAAAGAAAAATGGCGTTCCGCTTAGCGAAGAGTTTGAGACTTCGGAGGCGTACGCTGCGGTGCTGATGCCACTTCTTACGGAGGATGGGCTTTCCGAGCTCGAACCGATGATGCTTGGAATTTTCCCTGATATGGACGAGGCACAGTATGAGAAAGGAAAAGAACAGGTGAAGGCTGATATTGGCCTGTCGCTTGTTGAGTAAATAAACGATGCCGATCCCCATTACTATTCCTGGACGAGAGTTATACGACGAAGCAAACGAACGGTTTATAGATATTCCGACGACGACCGTTGTTTTAGAGCACTCTTTAATCAGTATTTCAAAATGGGAGGCAAAATGGCATAAGCCTTTTCTGTCCGATAAGCCAAAAACTAAAGAAGAATCTCTGGACTATTATCGTTTTATGGTAGTTGGACAGAAAGTTGATCCCTTAGTGTTTCTTTGTATGACAAAAAAGAACCATCGGGATATTGAAGATTACATAGCCGATCCGATGACGGCAACCACAATAAAAAAGACAAATTCAAAAAGTCGTCGGGAAATAATTACGAATGAAATTATTTATTATTGGATGGTAGAGCTAGGAATACCGTTTCAGCCGTGTGAGAAATGGCATTTGAATCGTCTGCTTACATTGATTGAGGTTACCAGCATTAAAAAGCAGCCTCCTAAGAAAATGTCGCCATCCACTATAGCAAAGAGAAACCATGCTCTTAATGCCGCAAGAAGAAAACAGCATGGAACGAGAGGATAAGATACCATGGTTACGGTCAAGGTTAGTGGCAGTTATCGAAAAACCAGATCCTTTTTAACAAAAGCAAAGAATTTAAAATTAGATTCAATTCTAAGAAAGTACGGAGAACAAGGGGTCAAGGCTTTGATGAACGCGACTCCGAAAGATACCGGAAAAACGGCAAATTCTTGGGTGTATGAGATCCGCCACGAATCGAACGGGCCGACTCTTATCTGGAAAAATACTAATATTGTTGACGGTGTATCAATCGCGGTTATTTTGCAGTATGGGCATGGTACTGCAAATGGAGGATATGTGCAGGGAAGAGACTATATTAACCCTGCACTTCGTCCGATATTTGATCAGATTGCAAAATCCGCCTGGAAGGAGGTCACGGAATCATGACGAGCATAGAAGAACGAATTGTATCTCTTGGCTTTAATAACAAAAGCTTTGAGCAGCACGCGGCCCAGTCAATGTCCACGCTTGATAAGCTTGATCATATGCTGAATTCTTTCGGCGGGTCAAAAGGTATGGATCTTCTTAATAATGCTCTTGAAGCTGTGACCAGTAAATTTTCTGTCATGGGCACTATCGGAGATCAGGTTTTGAGAAGAATTGCCGATACTGCCATGAACGCCGCGAATAGTCTTATCCAAATGGGCAAATCTATGTCCATCGATCAGGTTACTGCCGGCTGGGGAAAGTATGAACAGAAAACGGCATCAGTCCAGACGATTATGAATGCCACTGGTGATTCAATCGAGAAGGTAAACGAATACTTGTCCGATCTGATGTGGTATTCGGATGAAACCAGCTTTGGATTCACTGATATGACCTCTGCACTCGGTCAGATGACCTCTTCTGGCGGTAAGGTTGAAAACTTGATTCCGCTTCTGATGGGTGTTGGTAATGCCGTTGCTTATGCTGGTAAAGGTGCTTCTGAATTTAGCCGAGTTGTCTATAACTTGAACCAGTCATATGGTGCAGGAGCTTTACAGTTGATGGACTGGAAGTCGCTTGAACTTGCCGGTGTTGCTTCCAAAGAGCTGAAACAGGCGTTTATCGATGTGGCTATTGCTCAGGGAAAGATTAAAGAAGGCGACGTTACAATTGCTAACTTCAGTCAGACTTTGTCAAAAAAGTGGGCCGATACGGCAGTTATCGAAGCGGCTTTTGGTAAATTTGCTGAAATGACCACGGAAGCAAAGCGTTTGATTGATTCCGGTGTTTATAGAAATGCAACTGAAGCTTATCAGGCACTTGCATCGAAATACGGAGAAGTTGCAGTTAAAGCGGCTCAGTCTGCTCAGGAAGCAAAATCTTTCGCCGAAGCTATAGCAGCTACGAAGGATGCCGTAAGTTCCGGGTGGCTTACGACCTTTGAGCATATTTTCGGTAACTACGAAGAAGCAAAAAAGCTTTGGACCGATCTTACAGATGTTCTTTGGGAAATGTTTGCAGCTGGAGCCGAGATGCGAAACGAGGTCCTTGAAAGATGGCATAACGCAAAAGTCGGCGGCTATCAGACCTTGATCGAAGCACTGGAAAATGTTTTCGAGGTTATTACAAAGCTTACAAATCTTACTCGTGGCGGCCTTTTGAAAGTTATATTTGGTTCGAAAGGTGACGACGTTCACGCATTAACGTTAATACTTATTAATGTGACCAGAGCGTTTAAGTTTTTCAGCGAAGATCTGCTCCAATTCACCAACAACATTGAGCGTTTTAATGTTTTTGGAAAGATTTTTACTGGACTGCACGCAACGTTCGTTGCATTAAAAGTTCCTATTTCGCTAGTAGGGCAAGCAATACACGAGGTTTTAGATCCTTTATTTACTTATAATGGGAATGAACTAAAATGGCCTAGAGATCTAGCGATTATTATAAGTCAGCTAGCTACAAAGTTTAAAGATGCTGGAATAGCATTTAATAATTGGATTCGAAACGAAGACACGATTATATTTTTAAGTAGAATTGCAAGAGGCCTGGCGAGTATCGTCGATCTCGCATCTACGGTTGGAATAAGTATTAAAGATCATCTCATTGAACTTGTGCCGTATTTAAAGGATCTTGCTTCCGGCTTTCTTGTTACTCTTGCTTCCATCGGGGAAAGAATTACATTGATCGTTAATCGGATCAAAGATTCCGGGGTAATTAATCGTATTCTTGACAGTATGACATTAGCATTTAAAGCTCTCGATCATATTGTTTATGCCGCTTGGAGTGTAATTCATGGATTTGTTCTTGGGATAATTGACAGCTTTCCAAGTATGGGCGGATTCGTTAACAAAATACTCGATATTGTTGATGCATTTTCAAACTGGATTATCGAGGCAACAGAATCGGTCGATTGGTTTAATACGTTCCATGATATTGCGAGTGGTGCAACACCGATTTTAGGTACATTATTTAATGCCATTTCAAAGATTTTCGATTTTGTCTCCAAGCATAATCCTTTTGAGCTTTTGGCTTCCGGTATTCAAAAGGCATGGGGTGTTATTTCAAACACGGTCAGTAAGATTAAAGAGGCTTTTACAGAAGTATTTGATGGCGAAAACAAACTCGGCGGAAATATTTTTTCAATAGCTGGAACAATAGGCCTTCTTGGCTTAGCGATCAAAAAATTCTTAACTGGAAAGTCAATAAAAGAATTTGCCGATAATCTGAATGGATTTTTTGATAACGGAATTCTTGGGATTCTTACGGGTAATAAATTTGGCGAGACATTCGGGAAAACCTTGGAAAGTGTACGTGGCGCGATTAACTCTTTCGCAAATGGAACAAACGCAAAGGCTCTGAAAGATGTTGCCATTGGACTTGGTATTCTAACCGCGTCGTTACTCGTTCTTTCTCTCATGGATCTTAATAAGCTTGCGGCATCCATGCTCGTGCTTACGGTTGGTCTTGGCGAGATGATCGGAACATTGGCAATTTTACAAACGATTCCAAAGATCAATAAAGGCGTTACAACGGATCTATTGAAAATCGCTGGAGCAATGCTTTTGTTCGCTCTGGCTGTTGGAACGGTTTCTGTTGCGATTCTTGTAATGGCGGCAGCACTTAAAGTTCTATCGTCGATTGATCCGACATCGCTGGTTATTTCTATTTTAGCCGTTATTACTACTTTGGCCGCTGTAACATTGGCTTTGACAGTGCTTAGTAAGTTTGCAAGTGGTCGAAAAATGCTTGCCGCCGGGGCTTCGATTCTTATGCTGTCGGTCGGAATACTGGTTCTTACGGCTGCTTTGGCGGCGTTGTCTTTTATTCCATACGACAAACTTCAAAATGGAATTACTGCGCTGGCGTTCGCATTGATTATTGTCGGTGGTGCGCTTGCTTTGTTATCGCTTGTCGGGGCAAAGGTTCTACTTGCGGCCGGTTCGATTCTCATTGCTAGTGCGGCGATTCTTGCGCTTACAGCGGCTCTTACTGTTCTTGCTCTAATTCCAGGAGAAGCTCTTGCGAAAGGTCTTCTCATGATTGCTGGAGCTCTTGCCGTCATGGTGGCAGCTCTTTTAATCTTGTCCCTTGTTGGCCCGATGGCGCTTATGGCTGGAGGAGCTTTGCTGATGCTTGGCACAGCTTTAGCGATTGCTTCTGTCGGAATGCTTATCATAGCGGTCGCGCTTCGGGTTCTTAAGCCGTTGGCGAATTCAATGCCTAAAATTGCCGGTGGTTTGGCGCTTATCGGAGCTTCCATGTTGGCGCTTGGAGTAGGCGGTCTTGTCGCTGGCCTTGGTCTTGTTGGCTTTGCTGCGATGATTCCTTTGGCTTTCGCGCTTAGTTTGCTTAGAGGCCTTAAGCTTGCAAAAATAGCAGGAGGCTTAGCATTGCTTGGAGCCGCAATGATTCCTTTGGGGATTGGCGGTTTAGCGTTGCTTGTCGGAGCGCCTGGATTATTGCTCGGCGGTTTAGCTTTTATTGCATTTGGTCTTGGGCTTCAGTCATTATCCACCGGTCTTCATGCAATTGAAGGCATCAAAGCCGGAACGATGCTTGAGGTTGCCGCAGGAGTTGCTGCTCTTGGGCTGGCCGGTAGTGTGTTGCTTGTAGGGGCTCTTGGGCTTGGCCTTGGTGCTCCGGCATTGATTGAATTTGCTTCGGCGCTGCCTCCTTTGGCAGAAGGTCTCCATACATTTGAAACAATTAATTGGGATACGATCGGAAAAGCGTTCGTTATATTTGCAGAAAGTGTTGGAGCGCTGTTTGTGCTTCAGTTCGCTACCATACGAGATGGCGTTCCTACCTTGATCGAGCTTGCAAATGCAATGCCGATCCTTGCCGATGGCTTCTCGTCATTTGCTAATGCTGAGGTGTGGCTTGGCTTGCCTGCTGCTGCGGATGCGCTTAAAACGGCAATTTCTTCGTTGTTTAAATTGCAGTTTTCTACGATTCGTGATGGAACGCCGACTTTGATTGAATTGTCAAAAGCGTTACCGAGTCTTTCGGATGGCTTTAAGTCATTTGGCGGTTTAGACGCTGAGATGATTATAAGAGTTGGAGATGCGATGTCGACAGTGATTAAATCTCTGTTTAAGTTGCAGTTTTCATCACTTATCGACGGGACGAATTCTTTAATCAGTCTTGGAAATGCGTTGCCGATTCTTGCTGCTGGTTTCAGAGCTTTCGAAGGTCTTGATCCAGAGTGGATTCGGAGTACAGCAATTTCTCTTGCCGATGGCATTAAAGCATTGACTGGAGATTTTCTTAGCAATTTGTTCAAAGGAAGTCCGGATTTTGCAGGCCTTGCAAATGGGATTCTTCAAATTGCTATGGCGGTATCGTCAATTCCCGCTGATGCCGGAACACGTCTTACTGATATTGCCAACGGATTAACTGTTATCGCTGCGACGGTAGATCTTAATATGCAGCAGATTACGCTTAGCTTTACAACTTTGCAGGCTAATGTTGAGACTATTTCTTCAGTCATCATAATGGTAATCACTACGATGTGCGATCAGATCGTAATCGTTATGACTGTGATGACTTCAAATGTTGAAAGTATGGTTCAAAATACTTTGCAAAATGTAACGCTAAAAGTTATGACATCATTGGCTGGTATCTCCGTCACTGTTGTGACTTACATGTCTAGCATTCGGTTCTCAATTCAGAACGCGCTTAGCAGCATTGAACTTATATTCTCCGATTCGTTGTCTCGGCTCATAAATTCTCTTAATGCGACAGCGAGTGAAGCATACAATGCCGGTGTGTCCATTGGTCAAAACTTAGCTGATGGCCTGTGGTCTCAGGTTGCGGCGGTTCAAGAAGCCGCGAATGCTCTTGCTGCTGCAGCTGGAAGTAGTTCTGGATCGGTATTTTCAAGTAGTTCTGGATCAGTGTTCTCGGGCATAGAAAGACGCGGAGGATTTCAAAAAACAAAACCTGGAGAATATACAATAACTGGCTTTAAAGATCTGTACAATTATACAACTATATCCGGCTTTAAAGATCTGTACAACTATACGAACGCTATATTTAAAGGCTGCGGAAAAGAAGCCGGTAATTCGTTCTCGACTGGTGTAAGGGCTGCTCTTGGTATTCATTCTCCGTCAAAAGTCATGGAAAAGATCGGTAAATTCACAATGCTCGGATTTGCAAATGGTCTTGGAGATGAAAGTTCTGGCGTTTCCAATGGGCTTCTTCGTACGATGGATCCAATTCTAGCGGCGATTACCTCGCTGATGAGCGAAGATTTGTCTCCGACGATTACTCCGGTTATGGATATGACAAACATAAATGATGCTGCCAGTGAATTTTCAAATCTGTTCGATTCTTCGGCTTCTTATGCTTTGTCCTCTATCGGAAATATTTCTGCAAACACCAGAGCTTCTCGAATTTCCGGCGAAACAAATCAAAATGGAATTGGCGGCGTTGGTGATACTATAACTAACACGATCAATGTCTATGCTCAGCCAGGACAGGATGTCAATGAACTTGCCAGGGTGATTGAGCAGAGGCTCGTAAGACTTAATAAACAGCAAAGGTTGGGTGCTCTTGGATGATTTACGGACGTAACTACTTTACCTTTGCGGGAAAAAACTGCAAAGACTTTAATGTCTATGTGAGTGGGCAGGGGACTTATAACGCTCCTGCCCGCGTTTATTCAACATACGAAATTCCGGGAAGAAACGGAGATTTGTATATTGACGAAAAACGATTTGAAAATATTGAATTGACTTATCCGGCATTTATATTCGAAGACATGATAACGCATGTCGATGGATTAAGAAACTATTTGCTGTCGCAGAAGGGTTACCAGCGTTTGGAGGACACCTACCATCCGGATGAGTATCGTATGGCAGTGTTTTCCGATGGCTTTGAATTCGATGTCGATCCAAGGCATGAAGTGTCTACTTTCGATATTACGTTCAGATGCAAGCCCCAACGATTTTTGAAGTCCGGAGAAAAAGTAATCACGTTAACCGCGAATGGACCGGTCTACAATCCTACCCTTCAGGAAGCAAAGCCTCTCATTCGCGTTTATGGAACTGGTGTTCTAGGCATTGGAAGCGAATCAATAACGATTTCGGCGGCAAATACCTATACAGATATTGATTGCGAAATGATGGACTGTTTTAAAGGTTCTGAAAATCGCAATTCATATGTGACATTTACAGACCATAATTTCCCGACGCTAAAGCCAGGAGATACGAATTTTGCGCTCAATTCGGGCATTAGTAAGGTTGAGATTATTCCAAGATGGTGGAGACTTTAATAAGGAGTGAGAACTGAATGATACCGATTTTATATTCTGGCTCAGAAACCAGTTTTACGTCTAACGGACTTGGGCGTTTGACAGATATTATTGAATGCACGTGTACGGAAGAACGTAACGGTATCTATGAGGTTGAATTCACGTATCCTGTTACTGGGAAATTCTATCAGCAGATGGTAAACATGGTCGAAGCGCACGCAACAGGAAACTGGAACAATTGCGGCGTGATCGGCTGCGTCCATGATGATAGGCATGATATCCAGCCCTTTGATCTTTACTCCGTGTCTTCACCGATAGATGGTGTTGCAACGTTTAATGCGCATCATATTTCGTACCGTTTGGGAAGAGAAATCGTCGTTCCGTTTTCTGCAACAAGTGCGGCCGATGCGATTTCTCAACTGCCACTAAAGATTAAAGGCGGAAGTCTCTTTACGTTTTGGACGGATAAAGCAACGGGCGGAAGTATGGAACTCAAGCATCCAGAAAACGTTAGAAATATTCTTGGCGGTCAGGAAGGATCTATCCTTGACTGTTTTGGAACAGGAGAATACGAGTTCGATAAATTCGCCGTAAAGCTTTATCAAAATCGCGGAGTGAATACCGGAGCAACAATTCGTTATGGCAAAAACATGACGGATATTACTCGTGATATTGACAGCAGCGGATCTTATAATGCGGTGGCTCCGTATTGGACGGGTCAGGTAACAGATGAAAGTACTCAAGAGACAAGAGATGCTATCGTATATTTGTCAGAGGTATTTGTAAAGGCCCCCGATGTTGCTGGTGACCCGATCATTGCAGCACTTGACGTTTCCGGTGATTTTCAGGAAATTCCTACTCAGAATGAGCTTAAGGCAAGGGCACTTCAGTATTTGAACGAAAATAAGCCTTGGGTTCCAAAAGACAACATTAAAGTCAGTTTCGTTCAGCTATGGCAAACGGAGGAATATAAGAACGTAGCAATTCTTCAGCGCTTGTCAATTTGCGATCAGATTAACGTTTACTATGAAGCTCTTGGCGTTGTCGCAGAAGAGCAAGAGGTTATTCGAGTCGTATATAATGTCCTTCTGGAACGTTACGATGAAATGGAGCTTGGCGAGCCAGAAACAAGTCTTGCCAGTTCTCTGTCTAGTGAGACTATGGCCCAATTCGAGTCTGAATTGGAGAAAGCAAAGAAGGCTGCAGTTACGTCGAGCATGCTTCAGGCCGCAATCAAGCATGCAACGGATCTCATTACAGGTGGACTTGGCGGGCACGTTGTATTTACGCTGAACGCCGACGGAAAACCGGAAGAAATTCTGATTATGGACACGGACGATCCGAATACCGCTGTAAATGTCTGGCGATTTAATAAAAACGGCCTCGGTCATAGTCATAATGGCTATAATGGGCCATTTTCCGATGTTGCCTTAACGGCCGATGGTGCTATTAACGCTGCTTTAATTACAACCGGTACGATGCTCGCCAATATTATTAAAGGTGGCACGTTGAGTCTTGGTGGCGCTAATAACGGCAATGGCGTAATGCGAGTTTATGACGCGAATAATAACAACATTATTACTGCGGATGTTAATGGTATTGTATTTAATGGAATAAAACACTTGACGCCTTCAACCGTAATTTCTGGGCAGTATAATGATGAGGATTCTCCATATTTCTGGGAAGTGCCGGAGGGTAATTATACAAATCCTAGTCGTGTTCCAAATAAGGTATGGTATCAGCGTAGGGTTGGGATAAACGATGGCGGAATAGCTTTCTATAGAGTTTTAACAAATAATGATAATGGGGTTATAAATCCACCGTCCGTTTCAATTGTCGGTAGAGCAAGGGCTGTTAATGAATCTGTCCAAATAACGGCTAAAGAAAAATTGTTTTTAACGAACTATGATAATCTTGCCTATATTAATATCGGTTGTCCTTTGATCAATGCTGGTTCGCACAGTACTAATGAAAATCGCACAATCATCTTTGGAGGATATGCTTTACAGGTTCCGTCTATTGTGTATGGGCGCACGACCGACGACTATAATCCATGGTATACGGTTTTAGAGAATTCGTATGGACCGTCATTTAATATTGGGTCTAAATATGGAAGCGATAGCGCTTCATGGGTATTTAATACTCGCGATGGCTCGTTTTTTACGGATATTCTATATGTGAACGGTGTTTATGTTGACGGGACAAAGTCAAGGCTTGTTAAAACGGACGATTTCTCAGATAGACTTCTTTACTGTTACGAAATGCCAACCCCAATGTTCGGTGATATTGGAGATTCGGTTCTTGATTCGGATGGGAAATGTTATATTTATCTTGATCCGATCTTTTCAGAAACGGTTGATACTTCTCATCAGTATCAGGTATTTCTGCAAAAATACGGGGCTGGCGACTGTTGGGTTTCAGAACGTCGGCCGGATTATTTTGTTGTAGAAGGAACGCCAAATCTGAAATTTGCATGGGAGTTAAAAGCCAAACAGTTTGATTATGATAATCGCCGTCTTGATGTTCATGAAAAGACGTACGAGCAACCCGACGAGAATTATTATGATTATGAAAATGCGGCGGCCACATTTATTAAGAACCTCGAAGAAGAAAGGATGAGCATTGAATGAAAGTTGTAACAAGTGCAACGGTATTTTCTGACGCCGTTGGCATGAGACTGTCCATGACTTATTCCGTCGTTGATGACGAAACCGGAAAGATCGTGGAAGACAATAAAAGAGCTAATCGAGTAATTATTGACTCTGAAGCAAAAGCTAATGCGAATAAAGTGCTCGAGTATGCTCAGAGATATGTAGATACTTTGGAGTAATATTCTAGAAAAACCAAAAGCATGACCGGAGGATACTATAAAAATGATTACTTATCGAAATAGACTCGACGTGACTCCGGGCGGTGTTCCGTTGAGGATTGATATAAGTCAGTATGACAGCGATTTTCAACTGATATTTGAGCTGTATTCAACCAGAGGCGATTTCGTTATTGCAAGTGGCACCACCGTTACAATTCGAGGAACGAAGAGAGACGGAAATGGAATTTCTGTTGATGCTGCCATAGATGGAAACACCGTAACTGTCGCTGGGGATCAGCAAATGACCGCTGTTGCTGGAGACCAGGTCTTTGAACTGACGCTCTGGAAAGGCGACAAAGAACTGAGCACTTCGAATTTTATCCTCCGTGTTGAACGTGCCGCTTTGGATAAAGACACGTTGATATCCGGTTCTAAAATTCGTGAGCTGGTAAATGTGATTGACCGAACAGATGAAATTATCGATGCGGCTCATACGGTTGACGCTGCGGTTAGAACCTACAAGACAGATCTTGAAGCATTAAAAACAGATGCTCAGACCGCTGCTACAAAAGCGAAAGAATCTGAGCAAGCCGCTAAGGAAGCCGCTAAAACAGCTGCCAAGGATGCCGTTGATGAAGCTTCAGAGCTTTTGGATCAGAAGATTCAAAACACTCTTGACAATGTAGATGAATCCAATCGTCTTCTTACCGAAGTTCAGGACGATATGACGAAAGTCAACAAAAAAGCGGAACAGATCGTTAAGTTGACTACCGACGCGGATCTGGTTGCCAAGCAGGCTCTGCAAAAGGCCGGAAACGCAGAAAACGAAGCGGCGGAAACGTCGAATAAACTTGACGCAATTCAGCAGACGGTTGATAATTTCAGACTTCAGCTTGCGAATAAAATCGACGATGCCTTTCTCGAAAACGGGCTTTTGTATATGCTTGCCGATGGCACGGTAGTTGTCGGACCACTTGGGCCTTTTGCTGGCGGCGGAGGCAGCGGCGGTGGAGACACAAACCATGCCGTCATAACCGTTACAAACACAACTGGATGGCTTAGCAAGACTATCGCCGCGTCGTCTTCCTGCGTAGTCAGTTTTGTCTGGAGTTCAATAGAAGACGAGATGCCGACTGGGGATGGCACCATGCGAGTTACAGTAAATGGTGTTTCTAAAGCGAGTCGACAGATTGCGCAAGGAGAAGTTACGGTTGATCTTGCGAAGTATTGCTCAAACGGAGCAAATGTTTGCAAGGTGCAGATTAGTGATATTTACGGCAACGCCCGTACGATTAACTTCTCCGTGACCGTTACGCCGCTGAGCATTAGCTCGACATTCGATAACAGCAATCCCTTCTCTGGGGCAATTGCTTTTCCATATACTCCGGTTGGCTCAGTCGCAAAGACCGTTCATTTCATTGTAGACGGAACGGAAGTAGGAACACAGCAAACAAGCGTATCCGGCAGACAGATGACATATACGCTTCCTGCGCAGGCTCATGGATCGCATAATATTCGAGTCTATTTCGAAGCAACAATCAACGATGAAACTGTCCGCAGTAATGAGCTTTACTACGAGTTCATGTCTATTGAACCTCTTAACGATCAAATCATCATCACGAGTTCCTTCAACATGGCGGAAGTCAGTCAGTTTTCGTCAGTCGTGATCCCGTATAGAGTCTATGATCCGATGAACGATCATACCGAAGTAAAGCTTTATGTGAATGAGTCCCTTGTTTCCACACAGGACGTTGATCGTACGGAACAAAGCTTCACGTATCGTGCTTCAACAGCAGGTGATATTACTTTCAGTATTACTGCTGGAAACGTTGTAAAACGAATTCAGTTCCACGTAAATGAAACTGATATTGATATTGAAGCCGAAACCGAAGATCTTGTGCTTTATCTGAATGCTCAGGGACGTTCGAATAACGAATCGACCCGTGATATTTGGCAGTACGAAAACCCATCGACCCATCAGATTATTAAAGCTCAGCTTTCGAACTTTAACTGGGTTCTGGACGGTTGGCATACCGATGATGATGGCATTAATGTTATGCGACTCGTCGACGACGCAAGAATGACGATTCCATATCAGCTGTTTGGAACAGATTTTAAGGCTGGCGGAAAGACGATCGAGATTGAATTTGCGACCAGACAGGTTTCGGATTATAGCGCTACGATTCTCAGCTGTTTCGCTGATAACATCGGTTTGAAGATTACGCCGCAGTCAGTCCTGTTCAAGGGCGCCCAGAATGAACTTAGTACTCTTTACAAAGAGAACGAGCACATCAGACTGAGCATTGTGATTGAAAAGCAGACCGCCAACCGCCTGGTTCTTATTTATATTAACGGCGTAATGTCGAGAGCGATTCAGTATGCCTCGGGCGAGCGATTTAGTCAGTTGAATCCTGTAGGCATTACTCTCGGATCCAACGACTGTGGCCTTGATATTTACAATATTCGAGTTTACGATAACGATCTTAATCGCCAGCAGGTGTTGGATAACTGGATCGCTGATACTCAGGTTGGAGAAATTATGCTGCAGCGTTATACACACAATCAGGTATATAACACAAGCGGTGAAATCACAACAGCAAATCTACCGTCCGATCTTCCGTATTGGATTCTTGAGGCTCCGGAACTCCCGCAGTATAAAGGCGATAAGAAGACGATTTCCGGATCCTTCACGGTTCCTGGAAATTCGGCAAAGTCCTTCACATTTACTGGCGTCGAGATTGACGTTCAGGGTACCAGTTCTGCGATTTATTATCGAAAGAACTATGACCTGAAATTTAAGAATGGGTTTGATACGGCTGCTGGAAATGTTCCGAATTACGGTATCCGTGCAGCGTCTATCCCGTTCAATCGCTTTGTTCTTAAAGCTGATGTCGCTTCGTCCGAATCGGCAAATAATACAGAGCTTTCGATGTTCTATCATGACAGCTGTCCGTATCGTACTCCGGCTATGCAGGAAAATCCGAGAGTTCGTTATGGTATCGAGGGCATTCCTACCGTTGTTTTCTGGTACAATCCGGACGATCAGACAACGACGTTCCTCGGAAAGTATAACTTTAACCTTCCGAAGAGAGCGCCTGGTCCTTACGGATATTCTACGTCGGATAATACGATGGAGAGCTGGGAAGTTGAAAGAAACAACTCGGAGAATGTTAAGTTCCAGGATGATGACTTTGTATCTACGTCTGTGGATGAACTTGGCCAGGAATACCCAACATGGTATGATGACTGGGAGGCAAGATTCCCGAGCGATGAGTGGCGTGACTACTCAAAACTGAAAGAGTTTGTCGGCTGGGTGAAATCTACGAGACGAGAGACTGCAACGAACGAGAATCTTCCTGAGCCCGTTATATTTAAACTTCGGACAACAGTTACGGTAAGTGCCTATCCTGACGATCAAAGCTATACTGTAGAGGACGAGATTGTGGATGGTGTAAGCACCGGATACAAGATCATGACCTTTACGAAAGATACTCCTGCATATCGACTTACGAAATTCCGCGCGGAAGCTCAGGATTATATGGAAGTCGACAGCGCAGTATTTTATTACCTTTTCACTGAGCTGTTCCTTATGATTGACTCACGTGCAAAGAATATGTTCATGGGCTTTGATGGAAGCCTGATTGAATAAGAGAGGAGGAAACAGAATTATGGCTGACGAAAACCGTAAAATGAACCGGAGAGTAGTATTCGAGCCTTATGACATGGATACTGCAAATGGAACGAATAACTCCGGCGTTCTTATGTTTTCTCCTTATCTGGAGGACATTGACCGTGTTTCCAGCGTGATATCTGGCGGAGACGGTGTCGGTTCGGAGGCTCCTGTGTATAACGCACAGGACTCCGTCCTCTGGTGCAATATGAGAGATGCTTTCAAAGCCGAGATGATGGCCATGTATCGGACTCTTCGTGCTAACGGCATCTGGAGTTATGACGAAGTAGAACAGCGATATGAAAACCATCAATCGATTTGGCCGGAAGCTATTTTCAATGAGGACGCCTGGGTTAAGTATATTATTCCGCTTGTTGATCCGGTAACCATTGATGAAGATACCGGTAAACCAATTCGAACGGATCGATATTTGACTATGCTGCAGGGTTCGAAAGAAGAGCAGCGTAAATGGTGGCTGTATAATCGGTTCCGTTATCTCGACAGTAAATACGATACGGGCAACGCTACTGCCAATACGATTAACATTCGATTCTTTAACGAAGGCGTATTGAGAATTAAAGCCGCAATCCCAATGTATATTGCGGTCAGCTTTGGCGGCGGCACAACACCAATTCTGAAGCGTACGGAAGTTGGTACGGCATCCGAGTTTCCTTATGTTGCTCCGACTGGCGTAACTGAAATGGAGACGTGGATTCACTCTGCGAATTTGATTACAGATGTCGGAGATTTGAGCCAGTTCTATCCAAACGAATGCGACTTCTCAAAAGCTGTATTGCTGAAAAGACTTAAGATTGGTGATGCGACCGAGGGATATTCTAATACCAACTTGGTAACGCTGGACGTTCGTAACTGCCAGTTGCTGGAGTATATTGACTGCCGTAATTGCCCGAGACTAGGTATTACCGTTAATCTTGAGAATTCGCCTCGTCTGGTTGAAGCATATTTTGACGGAACGATTATCACGGGCGTTGATCTTGCGGACGGCTGCGTGATTGAGAAACTTCATTTGCCTGCCACGGTTACAGCCCTGACGCTTCTGAATCTGAAGAAGCTGAATGAGTTTGTGCTGCCGGATTATTCAAATATTTCTCGGCTGATGTTGTCCAACATTGACGCTTCTGTCGTAAATCCGGTAACGATTCTGAATGCGATCCCAGCAAGGTCCCAGGTTAATATTCAGGGATTATATTTGACCTTTGCGTCTCTGTCTGAGATTGAAGACTTCTACGATTTGCTGGACACTATGACCGGTGTAACGAGAGAACGCAGCTCCACGACCGGAGAATGGGTCTATCATGACGAAGAGAATGCGATTGTCAGCGGCGAAGTACATACCGGGACGCTTACTGGAGAGCAGATTGATGCGCTGATGGCTCGGTATCCTTATATTCGTGTAACGGCCGATCATTTGTCAACAGAATTGAAGTACTATAACTATGACGGCACGACATTGCTGCACACGGAAACAATCCTTGACAGTGGTGACGGCTCGTGGAATGGAAATCCGACAAGAACCGCAGATGCTCAGTATACTTATACGTTTGCTGGCTGGTCTTTGTATCAGGACGGCTCTGCCGACATGAATGCAACAAAGAATGTAAGTCGGAATCGTTCGGTGTATGCGGCGTATACAAAGACTGTCAATACTTATACCGTAACGTGGAAGAACGCCGATGGAACAGTACTTGAAACTGATAATAATGTTCCTTATGGAACCGTTCCCACCTATGACGGAGAAACTCCTACACAAGACGGCGTAGAATCAACCGGCTGGACTCCTGAGGTCGCTTCTGTAACTGGGAACGCTGTCTATACCGCAACTTATATTCCGCATTATACTGCGACATTTGTTACATCTGAGGATGACGGTGGGCAGACTCTGTGGTCAGGACGCTTTGCCGAGAATACGACTCCTGTCTACGGTGGATCCACACCCACTACAACCCAGGGTGACAGTACCGAGTTCGAGTTCATCGGCTGGGAGCCTGCACTTGGACCTATTACAACAAACACAACCTATACCGCGAAATTCCAGGATATGAGAGCATTGACGATTCAGTTCCTGGCGCGGACCATGAAAGAATACGAGGGGTGAAACAAACCTTATGAGTATATCGAAAGTTGGCCAGTATGCCTTTTATAATCATCCAAATTTGGAAAAAGCTACTGTCAGCGCTCCGGTTATTGAAGCATACGCATTTCAGAGTTCCGAGAAGCTTAATACGGTGGATCTGACATCGGATGCTGCAGTTACGATTAACGAGAACGCTTTCAAAGACTGCTCGAATCTAATTCATCTGGTTGTGAGAAGTTCAACGTTAAGTGCTTTGTCTGCAACTTCGGCGCTTGACGGTACAAAATTCAAGCTCGGCGACGGCGGCATTTATGTTCCGGAAGATCTTCTTGATTCCTATAAGTCTGCAACGAACTGGAATGTATTCGCCAAGAATATTTACCCGATTGGAGAATATCCGAGAACTAATTTTGATACGATCGGCGACAGCTGGGCAACGATTTTTGCCAATTCTTCCTATGCAACCGCTTATGCCGTTAAAGATACTAAAACAATGGAATTAACGGATGGAACTAAAATCAAAATGGACTTAGCTGCCTTTGATACTGATGATAAATCCGATAACAGTGGTAAAGCAAAAATTACTTGGATTAGTCATTGTGCTTTGCCTTCGGTCAGTTTTGGTAGTGTGTCATCAAATGAATATGGCTGGAATGATTCAAAATTGCGCACCTATCTTATTGATAATATTTTACAGAAGATACCTAATGAAATAAAGAGCCACATCGTATCAGTTAATAAAAGCTATAAACAATGTGATAGCACCACCAGCGCTCTGACAGAATATACCATTGATGACATGATATGGGCGCCGTCGATTAAAGAGGTTAATATTAGTGATGATAAATCCGAAGTCGATGGTGTCGTGTATTCGTCGTATTTTTCGAATAATGCCTCGAGAATCAAATTGTCATTAGAAACCTTAAGTGCAAATGGCTGGTGGTTGCGAAGTGTTGGTACTGGTAAAACTTTTGGAATAGTTTCGAATTATGGCGAACGTAGATGGTTAACGACCAATAATAGATCGGGCATCGTCTTCGGCTTCTGCACCGACTAATCTGGAAATGAGGTGATTTTATGTCTGAATTTGTAAATACCAGAGACGTTATCGGAGATCAGGCAACAGTTGACGGATTGGTCGAGCATAGTTTGACAGAGCTGAAAGAAGATGGAATCGGAATTGTAGAGACTTACGCGTGCTATAAAAATACTGGTCTACAGTCCGTGGAGTTTCCAGGTGTTTCACAGATTAAGACATACGCGTTCTGTGATTGCAGTAATCTTGAGGTTGTCAAACTTGGAGGAGAAGGTTCTTCCAATTCACTTAGCATTGCGGAAAATGCATTTAATGGGTGCTCGAAGTTAAAGCATTTGGTCATTGACCGGCCAGCAATGGCGACTCTGGCGGCGGTTTCCGGGCTTACAGGAACGCCAATTGCTAGAGGGGAAGGCGCCATTTATGTCCCAAACGAACTTTTGAGCACCTATAAAAGCGATAACGTTTGGAAGAACTTTTTCATTGCCGATAAGACGAAGTATCCGATGACTGAATTTACCAGTCTTGCCGATTATTCCTGGTCCACAATTCTTACTAATCCGGATTATGCCACCGCTTACGCCGTTAAAGATACTAAAACAATGGAATTAACGGATGGCACCAAAATCAAAATGGATTTAGCGGCTATTGATACTGATGTTAAATCGGACAATAGCGGTACAGCTAAAATGACATGGATCTGCCATGGCATTCCTTATACCCATCGTATGAACGCGACTGGCGTCAGTACAGACGGATGGGTTGGTTCTGAAATGAGAAGTTGGCTTATAAGTGATATTTTGTCTAAGATACCAACTGAGATTAAATCTCATATTGTATCAGTAAAGAAATCTTATCGATCTAAATCTCCGAATGACGAGACTTTATGGTCTGATGACGAGATCTGGATTCCGTCCTATAAAGAAGTCGGATTTACAAAGGCGTCTTATGTTGAGTCCGATGGCGTTGTATATTCAACTCTTTTCACGACTCAACTATCACGAGCAAAACACAACCCTTCCGGTTCATCGGGCAGCTGGTGGCTTCGGTCTGCTGACGGCACGACGGGGTTCATGTACGTGAGCACCAGTGGCAATGCGAGCAACAATTCCGCGAATTACTTGGACGGGGTCGTCTTCGGCTTCTGTACTGACTAATTCCTATCATAATGAAACTGCTTGGCGGGTCAGTTATTATTTTACAACCGCCGGTTAATTGAATAAGGGACTCGCGGTTTCTCACTCATTTTCCACGGGTCCCACTTTTTATTTGAGAGGAGCGGTTTCTTATGATCCGTTATACCAATCGAAAAACCGTCGACTCCATAAAAGACGGAAATAAAACTACTTATCTGGAATACTTCGAAGGTTACTGTAATACATCGGATACACAGAGTGGTCTGCCTACTAAAAATGTAGCAAACGGCAGCAATCTGATCGATACAGACACCGGATCCTGGTATTTCTTTAATGAAAAGACACAAACCTGGAGTAAATGGCGCGAGTTAAAGGAGTGATGATCCGATGAGATTGTCATTGCTTGATAATCGACGAAATTTTCTACTATACCTTGACGAAGACAAAGTTATTCCAAAGTATACGGTTACATGGAAAAACTGGGATGGTTCTGATCTTTATGTGGACACTTCTGCTCCTGAAGGCGGAATTCCTGCCTATACAGGACCTACTCCGACAAAGCCTGCAACTCAGACAGTTCGCTACGAATTCGCCGGGTGGGAGCCTGCCATTACTGCAGTTACCGGAGACACGATTTACACCGCGACCTTTACCGAAGTTCCGATTATGGTCCAGGTTAAGTGGCTGAACTACGACTCCAGCGTAATCAAAATGGAAGAAGTTCAGGCCGGAACAAAGCCGACTTACAGCGACACTAATCCGACGAAACCCTCGACTACGCAGTATCGTTATAACTTCACCGGCTGGAGTCCGAGTCCTGTAATTATTTACGAAGATACCGTCTACACGGCTCAGTTCCAGGAAGTTCCAAATACGGTCACGGCGACCTTTGTTAAGGATTCCTCTGACGGCGGCGGTACGATTAAGACCGTAACGGTAAACTATGGCGAAACTCCGGTCTTCGGTTCTGCTGATCCTACGTCGACTAAGGGCATACCTCCGGAAATTACCTTCGAAGGATGGGAGCCCGCACTCGGACCAATTACTCAGAACATGACTTACACGGCTGTATTCAAGGATAACAGACCTTATACTGTTCAGTTCTTGGCGCGGACTATTTCCGAATATACCGATATTCACGAAGCTCTTACTGCTGCGAACGTTACATGGCTGAACTGGGATGGAAGTCTACTGGAACTTGACCGAGATGTCCCGATCGGAACCACGCCAACATATAACGGAGCGACGCCTACTCGTCCTGCGGTTCCTGGTTATACCTATACTTTCGCAGGCTGGGACAAACAGATCGTGCCTCTGACAGACTACACGACTTATATTGCCGTCTATACCGAAGTTGTAGAGACTCATAAGGCAACCTTCGTAAAGGCCAGTGCCGACGGTGGTGGAACCCTACAGACAATTAATGCTGTTCCGTATAACACGACTCCGAATTATACAGCAGCTACCCCGACCACAAGCAAAGGAACTGCTGAAGTATTTCCGTTTATCGGATGGGATCCTCCGCTTGGACCGATGACTCAAGACACAACCTATACAGCAGTATTCGATGACTTGAGGCCATATACGGTAAAATTCCTGGATCGCAGTATTACGGAATATGAAGACTAACATTAGCCGAAAGGAAAATTCAAAATGGCAGTAGTTTATGAAACTTATCGCCCCGGTCTGATTCGAGCCTATTCCGATAAAGGGCTCTACATCAAGAATCCTGAGGGCGAAGTGTATTACGAGGCTATTGATCCGGATTGGACTCATCGGACTTATGAAGAGACCGAGGACGAAATTGAGATTGCTCCAGACGAAGCGCTCTCTATTATTTCCGGAGAAGATACCTATCAAAACTATGAAGAAAGCGATGGGGACCTTCTTCAGTCTTCTGAAGAGGCCCTCAACGTTATTTTAGGAGGAGAAACCGAATGAAACTTGCAAGAGCCATGGAACTTCGGGCGATTATTGAAGAGGCCATGAGCAAGGAAGACGATTCCGTTGTTCTTGAGACTCCTCAGCTCCTGCCCGAATGGAAGGCCGGTATCGCCTATAAGACCGGCAAGAAAATTCAGTATGGCGGAATTGTCTGGAAGGTTCTTCAGGATCATACCTCTCAGGAAGGCTGGGAACCGGGTGCGGCACCGAGTCTGTTTGCCGAAGTGCTGATTCCAGATCCGGATGTGATCCCTGAATGGAAGCAGCCTGACAGCACGAATCCGTATATGAAGGGCGACAAGGTTACTCACAACGGAAGCACCTGGGTATCCACCATTGACAACAACGTCTGGGAACCAGGGGTCTACGGATGGGATCCGATATAATCTGACATCTCAAATTCAAAATGGAAGTGTAACGGTATGACAACGCAAGAACATCTCTACCGGCGCTTTCGAGAAGCCGGTATGACTCCAGCAGGAGCCTGCGCGACTCTTGGACAGATTCAGTTTGAAAGTGCGTTTCGGGCAAATAATGCTGAAGATTCAAAGGGCATTGCCGATGAAGTATACACGGCTCAAGTAGATTCTGGGCAGAAAACCAGGCATCAGTTTTCCTACGATGGTGTAGGCTACGGATATGCGCAGTGGACCGAACCGACGAGAAAAGGCCGCATGTATGATTTTCACAAGTCCAGAAAAACTTCGATCGGAGATTCCGAAACTCAGATTCAGTATCTGCTCTGGGAAATGAAAAACTATTTCCCAAATCAGTGGAAACTGGTAACGAGCAGTTCGGATCTGAAAGCTTGTACCTGGGAGCTCCTTGACAAGTGGGAGAACCCGAAAGAAAAAACAAACAATATGGCGAATCGCTATCAGACAGCTCAGAACTTCTTTAAGATGTTCTCGGCACTTACGCTTGACGGCGGTTCTTCTGCTATTAGCGCAGATGAGGCGATCGAAAAGGTTCTCAATCAGGCAAAAGCAGAAATCGATTACCACGAAAAAGCTTCGAACGTAAATCTTGACGATAAGACTGCAAATTCTGGATCCGGTAACTGGACAAAATACGCAAGAGACTTGGCAGCCATCGGTAACTTCTATAACGGAAACAAAAATGGCTATGCCTGGTGCGACGTATTTGTAGATTGGTTATTCGTGAAATGTTTCGGAGCTGAAATCGGACGGCAGATGGTATGCCAGCCTTACAATAGTGCCGGAGCCGGGTGCCTTTATTCGGCACAGTACTATAAGCAGGCAGGGCGTTGGACAAATGATCCAAAACCAGGTCATCAGATCTTCTTTACCTACTCGGCTGGAGAAGTAAGCCATACGGGAATTGTCGAAGCAGTTTCCAGCGGCATGGTTACGGTAATCGAAGGTAACGCATCCGATCAGGTATGCAGACGTACATATTCCGTATCCAGCGCCTCAATCTATGGCTATGGCATTCCGAGATGGGAACTTGCGTCAAATGGTGATACATCGGTTATATTCTCTGATGTTTCAGATCGTATCCTCCGTATGGGCATAAAAGGCGACGACGTGAAAGATCTTCAACAGAAGCTTATGAAGCTTGGTTATGATCTTGGCAAATGGGGCGCAGACGGAGATTTCGGCACGGATACCTACAATGCTGTAAAGAAGTTCCAGGCTGAGCATGGTCTCGATTTTGTTGACGGTGAAGTCGGTCCCGATACAAGAAAGGCGTTGGAGGCAGCGCTTAACACACCGAAACCGAAACAGGAAGAGACCGTTATTGAGCCAGTAACTCAGATTCCGTTTCCGAATATTCGAGTTCGCGAAATCAAAATGGAAGATGAGGGCTCCGATGTGAAGCTTGCACAGGCTGCCTTACAGTGCTGGGGTTACACCATCGTTGTAACCGGCATCTTCGGCAAAGAAATGGACGAGAAGATTCGGCATTTCCAGAAAGCAAAAGGCCTCGAACCGGATGGCGAAATCGGCCCAAAGACCTGGAAGGAACTGCTTAAAACATGAAGTGGTTTCTTTTGTGGCTGGGCGTTGCGACTGCGATTATCACGTGGTTTCGAAGTAACGGGCCGGTTTAATTTTAACGGGGCGTTCCAATAAAACGGTTCGCCCTATTTTTCTTTGGAGGAAAATCCTATGACATTTCAGGATTTTTTAAACTACATCGGTTGGAAAGCTACGACTTTCTGGGGCGTGCTGATCTTTCTGATGTCAATCGGGATTGAGATCATCCCGAAAATTAAGTGGAGCCCGTGGAGCGCTCTTATTAAGTGGTTCGGATCCAAATTCAATGACAAGATCGATAAGAAAATGGATACGGTTCGTGGCGAAATTAAAGCTCTCGACAAAAAGGTCGATTATGTTCAGACCCAGCTTTCAGAGCATATCACTGAATCGGAAAAGAAGTCTCTGGAAGATACCAGACGCGATATCCTTGAGTTTGCAAACGCCTGCATGAACGGGCGAAAGCATACAAAAGAGCAATTCGATTTTATGATCAAAAAGTGTGATGCTTATGAATCGCACATTCAGAAGAACGAAATCAAGAACGGAGTTATAGAAGCCGCAATTAAAGAAATAAGACGGCTCTATGAAAAGTGTATTCAAGAACATAGTTTCTTAAAAGAGGAAGGAGAAGAATCATGACGAACAAAACTTATGACGTACTGAAGTTCATCGCGCAGATTGTACTGCCGGCACTCGGCACTCTGTATGCGGCCCTCGCTCCGCTGTGGAATCTTCCGTATTCTGAACAGATTGTCGGAACGATCGTTGCCATTGACGCATTTCTCGGCGCTCTGCTTGGCCTGAGCTCTGTCAATTATTATAAGAATGGCAAAGACGTTCTCGGAACTCTGGCAATCGATCCTGAAAACGAGACCGCAGACTTTAACTTCAATGAAGCGAATGCGGAAGAGCTGATCAATGCTAAGACCGCAAAGGTTAAGGTTGAAGTTTACGAAGGAAAGCATGAAACCTAATACTTGATATACAAGAGCTGTGAGTCGCACGATTTACAGCTCTTATTTTTTTTGACAGGGATTCGCAAAAATTACAATCGATATAGTAGAGAGACGTGGTGTAACAGGTAACATACCAAAAACGGAGATTGTAGGTTCAAGTCCTACCGTCTTTTATTTTTTTTCGCAAATTTTTCATCTTCTATAATAGAGAGCTACTAAATTTATGGAAAAGAGGTTTTCTTAATGAAGAAAGTAATAATCAGTTTAAGGCAATTTATTGAGAATCACGGCGAGTTTATTAATTCGCTGGCGAAAGGAGTGATTGACGCAAACCGATACATTTCGTCAGGAGGAGGCGGTTATTTAGAAATAAATTAAGTGGAAAAGGAGACGGGAGTCGCTGTTAATAGCACATGCACAGCGGCTCTCTTCTTTTTAAGCCCAAAAAATCCCCGGTTGGAAATTTTTGAAATCAAAATGGAAGAGGCGAATGCAATGTGGTCATCAGTAAAAAATCAGATCAAATGATCTATCACGAGGAAGATTGTCCGTATGCAAAGAGAATCAAGAAAAAGTATCTCCGTTATATTTCAGAAGATGCGGCAAAAGAAATGGGCTATCACGAGTGCTCTTATTGCGGCGGTCTTCACGGGATGTATTTGAAATTCCGAGATAATCCGAATTATTTTCAAATGCAGCAGAAAGGCTTATCGGTTTCCTATGATCGAGTTGACCGAGGACTGTGCTTTCGAACAGCGAATGGCTTTTGGAAAGTTCTTGTTCGAGGACCGATTAAGACTTATAAACTCTGGCACTTAAATCATGGTCATTTTGATCCAAGTCTTCCTGATAAAATTCTGATGCGAAGGGACTTTCACAGGCAGATCGATGTTCAGTCCACATTAAATATTGGAAAAATCATAAGCTATATTTCAAATCATGATAAGGCAAAACGAATCATCGACAATGACTGGAAAAAGCTTCCGAAGTCAACACCAAAGCAGAAAAAGTATTACAAGCAGGCTCAAAAGAGGGCCAAACAAAAAGAAAACAAGAGAATTGATGAATTATTTAAAAAGCTTGAAAAAGGAGAACTGTAAAATGGACGAAGTAATGAAAATCTATAATCCGAGAAAACAGCTTCCGATTATGTCTCATGAAGAAGCTTCAGCCGTTATCGTAAAGGAAGCGAAAAATAAATCAAAATGGAATAAATTCTGTGATTATTTGTTTGATGGTAAGGCCTGGAAGAACGTTTTCGTTGAGAACGCCAAGAGAGAACATGAGCTTGAGCATAAGTATCCATGGTTCGAGATTCTCTATCGGTGGACCATTGCATTGCTGATCTTTCTGCTTTGCGTGTCCTTTGTCATCTGGGGAATCAATATTCACACAAGGCGTACCGCACAGGCTTATGCCGATTCGATCGCAGCTCAGAAGGATGCAGAACATCAGGCATTTATCGCTCAGCAGGAAGCCGACAAACTTGCGGCGGAACAGTCTCTTGAGAATATTATGAAAGTCAACGCCCAGGTAAAAGCAAAACTTGGATACGGCAGCCGCAATTTCATCGAAAAGTATAACTACTCGGATGCTGATTTCATGACTCTTTACCAGTGCATTGACAATCGCCTCAAGAATTCTATGTACACTGGTATGACGATTGACGAAATCGCATTTCAGGAAGGACAGTTTATTGCATCGTATGATACGAATCCAGTACAGGATTATTACTTCAACCTGGCGATGAAGTCTGAGAGACTTAAGCATAATCAGGTATCAGATCCGGTCGGAACCGATTACGTTTATACGATTTACACGCCGCATGGAATCTTTCTCGCAAATGATCCGAAAGCACCGGCCTATACCTGGTGGAGATATTCGGAATAAAGGAGGATACTAATGGGCCAACATAAATATAATCCAAAAGCGATTGCTGCGAAAAATGGAGAAATTCCGCCAAAGCCAAAACAACCGTCAAAAAGAGAACGTGAGGCCATAACTTATATGGCCTTTCAAAAAGCAATGCATGATAAAGGGCTATTGACGCCGTTCGATATGAATATTCTTTTTGGCGTTGATAATACTTATTTAAACTAAAACGCTATATTATAATAAGGAAGGGATTTATAGAATGAAAACTTACAACTTTAATATTTACAAGTATCACATTACCGTGACGATTGAGAAGAAGTCGTATAAGACGGCAGAGGATGAACTTAAGTCTAAAATCGAAGCCATCAATTTGAAATTTGACGAAAAGTATCTAAAACCGGTAACCGTTGATGAAATTCTTGAATATTGCGGTGTTAAAAAAGATCCAGAAGAAATCAAAATGGAAGAAAAAGCTTCAGATTTATGCGTCCTGGAAGCAGCCGAAAAGTATATTCAGGCCAAACGAGGCAAACTGGCAGATTCGACAAGAAAAGGCTATATGAATATTGTCGACAATCATCTTAGCGGCATTTGGTTATACAGACTTGACAGACTTACCGAAGAGCATCTTCAGGAAGCTTTTGATGCGGAAATTGCAAAAGGTCTCAGCGTGAAGACTCTGAAAGGCTATAGAACATTTATCATGAAGGTTCTTGCCGAGTATTGTCCGGACTTTCATCCGAACATTCGTGTAACCAAGGAGGGTGTAAATGAAACTCCCAAAACCTAAACAACTTAAATCCGGTAATTGGAGAATACAGATCCAAATTAATGGAGAGCGATATTCTCGCACTGGAGCCACAAAGAAAGAAGCTCTTGAGAAAGCTAAGCAAGTTATCGCTGGCATTGAAGCGGAAAAACGTATTCCTTTGACTCTCGGTAAGGCCATTGACAAATATATTGAAGCTAAGACCGCAGTTCTTTCGCCATCAACCATTCGCGGATATAAGTCAGTTAGGAGAAATTATTTTCCGAATATTATTGATAAGAATATTTCAGACCTGACCCAGTCAGATATTCAGTTTGCCATGAGTTCGCTCGCAGCAAAAGGACTATCCCCGAAAACGATCAAAAATGCTCATGGTCTTCTCAATTCTACTTTTGAAATGTTCAGACCAAATTTTACGCTGAGAACAAGACTTCCGAAGAGTCAGAAAACCGAAATGCGGATATTCTCTGAAGCTGAAATGAAGAAAGTTTTTGAAGCTGCAAAAGGTGATACATATGAAATTACGATTTTGCTTGCTGCATGGCTCGGCCTTCGAATGGGTGAGGTCAGAGGCTTGAAGTACGGCGATCTTAAAGATGGAAGACTTCATGTTCATACTACAATTGTTCGCGATTCAAACGGCAAAGACGTCGAAAAGAGCACAAAGACTACCTCTGGAGACCGCTATATTAAATGCCCAGGAGCAATTCAACATCTGATCGTGGTGAGAAGGTTAGAGCTTGAAAATTCCGGTATGAATAAAAAGGATATTTCTAAGACTTACGTTTGCCCATGGAAAGATAATACAATCTACAAAAACTTTATCCGGATCTGTAAGAAGGCTGGAGTTGAGCCTTGTAGATTCCACGATCTTAGACATTTTATGGCAAGCGAAGGGCATGCTCTTGGAATTCCGAACAAGTATCTGACGAAACGTATGGGGCATAAGACTGAACATATGCTTCAGAATGTTTATCAGCATACGATTAGCGATATGGTTGATGAATTCGATTCTCTGATTGACGAAAAAATGGAGAAATTGTATAATGAATAAAAAGAGAATGATCAGAAACGGCGAACTTGTTGATGTATATTATAATGAGAACGGCGAAGAAGAATTGGTTCATTGGGTTCGTACTCCAAGAAATTCCGGGCGATACCCTTGGCCTAAAACCAGTATTTCTGAAAAGAGTGCACACGAAAATGCACACGGAGAATGAGGAACGTAGTAAATACGGGCCAGTTAAGGGGTTTGTATGACGGGTTCGACTCCCATCATCCGCTCCATGGTGAGAGGCTCCTAAATCTGGAGTCTCTCAGTTTTTACTGATATTTTAGGCCTTCTTGGGTGAGATCTTCGTTTCATCTGGGAAGGCCTTTTTGCATTTCTAAGCAAAATTTCTGCACATGAAAGTGCACACGGGATATTTTGTGTGCATTTACTCGAGCGATTTAAAGTGCGAAAGTAAAAGGAGAACAAATGACGAGTGATACAGAAATCAAAATGAAAGAAATTAGTAATCGGATTACAGATCTTAAACTTGAATATGAGCGATTGCATGGCGATTATATCAGAGAATTGCAAGATAAGCTTGGCAAGTTAGTTGGAATGTCATTTAAAAGTAAAAACGGAGCATATTATTTTAGAATCATCGATAATCCAATTGTAGAGTACAAGAAAGCGTACACGTCATTCAATGAATATCGGCTGCCGGCTCTAACTTACTATAGTGATCCGACCGATCATGGAGATGTTGGAAGACTTGGTATACAAGAAATATATTCGGAAGCAGCCCACGCCGAAAATCCAATCGATTTCATTAGGAGCGAATACACGGAAGTGTCGCCAGAGGAATTTGATGAAATTCTAGAAGGAGCATTTTCCGAGATTAAAGCTCTTGGAAAGCGAGGTGATGCCAAATGAAAGAACACTACAGCATAGTTCCTGATGGATGCGGTGGCTGGAGAACTAATCCGGATTATATGTAGTAAAATCTCTTGGAAAGCGAGGCGATGTGTAAATGTATGGATATGTTCAAAACGCGAGTGCTGATAAACTAAGTCCTATAATGTAGTTAAAGCTCTCTCGTGAAGTCGACCGCGGGAGGGCTTTATTAATATATGGAAGGTGAGCGGAGATGATTTATATGGACTAAAATAATTAATGAAAGGATGATGCTTAATAGCGTTTTTCGAGCAAATGTGTGAAATGACCGGGTACAAGCCTCAAACTACTTTCTGGGATGACTTTATGATCGCAGAAAAATTTGGAGTAGACGCTGTTCGAGATACCTATAATCGAGCTATGAGAGCTTTGCGTGGCAATTATATTTATCTAACCGAGCTGGTCATGGTTCTAAACTGGAATATTTGGTATTGGAATGGTGCAGGAACAAAGAAAGCTGAAGAACTTACGGAAGTGTATAATGATCTCTTGGAGAAAGCCGATGAATATGCGCTCGACCATTTGACCGGTGATGAGCTTCAGTATTTTCTAAGGACGGTGGACTAAGACGGAATACATGATTCCTGAAGTTCGTTCAAGAATGTATACACAAGAAGTCGGTGCAATGTATGGACGAAAACCTATCAAATCAACCATTGATGCTGCGGATGCTTTGATGGAGCATTTTTATGATGCTGATAAAGAATACTTTGTTGTAGTTCATATGGATTCTCAAGGAAGGCCGATTAGCTTTTCTGTGGTATCATCCGGCGATGTTAACGCTGTACATTTTCCGATATCGAGCGTATTTAAAACAGCGCTCTTACAGAACGCCGCCTCTATTATTCTGTGCCATAATCATCCTGGCGGAACTTTATCTCCTTCTACAGAAGACCTTGAGGCGACAAGGATGCTGGTTGAAGCCGGAAAGATGCTCGGAATAAAAGTTCTGGACCATTTCATTATTACACCAACAGATTACCTTAGCTTGCGAGAGAGAAGAGGTGATCTGTTTAATTAACACGAAAAAGTAGTAAAACGAGGTGAAAGATGCGCTTGATGGAGCCAATGGGAGAAGTTTAGATGATGAAATGTTCATTTAAGTCTCTCAGAATCGCTCCAGCCGGCAACTTTTTGAGGTAAAATGGAGAGCGGCTTTTACAGTCGCTCTTTTTTTTGCCTCCAAGTTAAACTATTCTAATCGCACAGTTATATTTCAAATCTGAAATACGTTTTCGTCATTCAAATCTGAAAGGATTCTTTCAAACTGGAAACAAGTTGTAACAAACATGATTTACATTCGACTTTCTCGTGATATACTGTATTTGCTGGCCAGCAATCAACTGTAAAAAGGAGATTGCAGCAATGAAAGTGATATTTTCGGATGAAGAGAAGCGTATGGATCGGTTTGATGCCATCCTATGTGAGTATTGTCGGCATTATAGGAAATCCGTGGAAACTGTTGCCCAAAAAGCCGGGTGCAGCACAGCAAGCTTATGGAGATATCGTACTCAGGTCGAATCGTTTCGAAAGGCACCACTCGGAGTTATTGCCAACTGTTTAAGGCTTACGAATGTTTCGAACCAGGATCTTCGTTATATCCTAGGCCTTCCGACGGGTAAAGCCGAAAATGAAAACTGAATACACATTGAGTAAGCATCGCTTTTATGAGCTTAAACACTTCTGTCTCCAATACCCGGAATGGAAGAAGTTATATTCTCAGCTGGACGGCTGGGATGGTAAAGGCGACACGACTTCTCGAGATGGGATCAAGCGTGCTGATATTCGTCGCAATGTAGAACTGATCGAATACTGCGCCATGATTACAGACCGTGATATTCTTCGGTATGTAACTGAAGGGATTAGTCTACCCGTTGAGCTAAGGTATTCTTATAAAATATTCTTCTGGGAATTGAGTAAACGACGGTGATATTTTGGATTCGCAAAATATTCAACTCCTATAATGGAGAGTTTGACTAACTCGAAATTAATAAAAAGGGGTTGTAGTAATGGTATTTAGAGTATTAACACCGAAAGAAGAAACTGCTGCCACTAACACAGCTAAGGCACTCAAATCGATGGGGATCAAGATCGTTGATTTATTGGAGTCGTCAATGGTCGATTCGAAATCTGGAGAATCCGTATACGATGTGTTTGCGTTGGTATGCAAGACAAATCGATTAAAGTACAAATACTTACTTAAGCATTCGAAATACTCCCAGATTATTTGGGAAGGAGTTAAAACTCTTATATGATTTAAGAATAAAGATCGTTAAGAAATCAGCGGTCTTTATTTTCGCAAAATATTCAACTCCTATAATGGTGGACCAATAAATGTGTCTCCAATTTTATATTTTTAGGAGGAATTCAACATGGTAAAAATTGGCGAACTGGCGATGGCGGTTGGAAGAAAGGTTCTCAACAAACTTCCGAACAAGAAGTACTGGAATACATATGCTGACTATGGTGATCGAATTGTTTATGATAAAGACGTTTATGAATACATCATGAAGCATATGCATTTTCTCGATAAACTTGATATCCGGAAAATTGTTGAGGCCGCGTTTCTGTCTGTTGGCATTCTGAATGGGGCAGTTGAAGAACCTAAAGAAAAGGATTGGAAATTCGAATGGTAACCGAAAAGATTGACTGCTGATTATTCAGCGGTCTTTCTTTTTATATTTTTATAGGAGGCAAATAATGGAAATTCAAGAACGAATCCAAGAATCGAAATGCCCGCTTATCATGGATCTCATGCATTCGGAATTCGAAAAGAAGATGGCAGCTTTCGTTTCTATTCCGGTTACACAATTTCCGTCGAATGAACAAATCCAAAAATTCGATGAAATGATAGATCAAAAGCTCAGGCAATATTTTCTAGAGCTTAAGATGATCTGCGATTATTACAAAGATACGTTTATCGAACTTAAAAATGAACAGGAGTTTATCGGACAGAAACAGGGGCTTCTCATTCGCTTAGTCGGTATTGAAACAGAAAAGAATGCAACAGCGCTTTTAAATAGTGGATCCGATATTCAAAGAATTGATTCCGAATTAGTCAATATTCTTGGCCGGTATTATGTTTGGAAAGATTCCATTATTAAATATTATGATCTTTCAGAGGATGAAGAAAGCGATAATGAGAATGATGAAGACTTCTGATCGCAAATTAAACAAGCCTATTAGTGGAACAATTAAAATCTAGAAAGGGGCATGTATTTATGGACAACGATAAAATCACTGCCGAGATCAACAAAATTCAAGGGATGCTGGAAAAGTGTGATCCTGTGGAAGAGCGTTATAATATTTTGCTCGGGGTTCTTGCTAGACTCGCAAAGATGAAGTCTGATAACGATGAAGCCTGCGACAAGCAGAATGAACGTCAGGACAAACTAAGTCTTGAACGCGAAAAACTCCTGAAAGAGTTGGAGCTTAAAACAAAAGAGCTCGAACTCAAGTATGGAATCGAAGCGAAAAAGCTTGAGAGAGATAATGGCGAAGCTGCAAATCGCAGGCGCGAAGAAAGGCGTCATGCTATATGGGATATTATCAAGATCCTGGCACAGATTATCGGCTCTATCGCTGTGATCATTGTAACCGGTAAAGTTGAAGAGAATGTTCTGATCGGCAATCACAAGTGGTCCGTGATTCAGAAGCTTTTTAAGATGTAATTATCGCAAAAGAATAAGGTGCGTGATATTCACAATCCTTATTCTTTTTCGCAATTTATACAGCCTCTTTATTGAGGAGGTGGTTGCTTGACGAGTGATCAAGACAGGTATGAAACTTTGGCCGACACGGCGATGATGCTGTTATTGTTGGTGATGTTTCTACCAATCAAAAAGATCCTAGACCAGGCATTGTAACCAGAAAGGAGAGCCCTTCGTTATGAGGGACTCTTCTTTATATTTTTGAAAGGAGAATAAAATCATGGAAGAAAAGATTAAGGACTATATTCTGAAACAGTACGAATCGATTGGGAATTTGCACAAAATACTTAATGACATTAATGAGTATGTTGCAGAAATGATTACTAAATCTCAGGGCCCTGGTAATCCAAACGGACAGTTATGTCTCATGACTATCGAGTGCGATGAAAGATATCGTGGAGATTGGCTTTATGCAAATGGCCTTGAAATGTCCTCGGAAGAACGCAATATGTGGAAGCAACTTTCGGAAGAAGTAGCTAGCATGTTCCGCACATAAAACAGTTCTTATAATGGACAAAAGCCTATTATAAGGAGGATTTAAAATGGACGAAATCAATATCAGAACTGGATTTTTTCAAGGAATTATTGTCAAAGTAATAAAGAAGGTAATTAGACAGAAGACTGGCTATAATCCAGAGCTTCGGTTTAATGACCCAATTCAAGTGAATTTTGACGGTGATAAAGTGAAAGTACATCTGAATCTTGATGTTGAACTCGGAAAGGATGATCTTCAGAAAATACTGAAGAATCTTGTCTAAAACAAAAGAATAAGGTGCGTGATATTCACAATCCTTATTCTTTTTCGCAAGAAAAACAATGCTTATAACGGAGAGGTCATGTAAGACCTTTTAACGTATAATGAGAGTGGAATTCCTGGGTTATGCCGGGGCGGTTGAGATACTGCAACCACGCGAATAGTTCAATAGTAGAACGCTCATGACGCTGAGTCAAATGAGAGACACCTGTTTGAAGCGGGCAATCCTTATATTTTTATCGCAAGAATTACATGGTTTTTAATAGAGAAATCAGAAAGGAGATAAATTTATATGATTCAAAACATTTTAAAGGTAAGCGCTAAGGGATGGAAAGTTCTGCTTAAAAATCATGCAGGCGATATCGTAATCTTGACTGCTGGCGGAAGCGCTATTTACGGTATACTGAAAGTATGCAATGATGTATGCCGTGAAGCAGATAAGCTAAGGCGGGAAGGCGATAAACAAATTGCGGAGTATAAAAGAAAACTTGAAGAAATCATGGAAGAGACGCACGAGGAAATTAAAAGACGTGAATCATTTAAAGAAACAATTGATGAAATAGAAAAGAGTAACGAAGAAACGGCTCATAATATTGAACAAGCCAAGGAAACTCAAAGCGAACTCGAAGAGCTACTGAGAGAATTGGATAAGTAATATTAGAGGACTAACTTCGGTCCTCTTTTTTCTCGCATTATTTACAGCGCCTTTAATGGAAAGTTTTGTACTAAATGAAAGGAGCTTTAAAAATGTTCGAAAAAACTTATAAGATTATTATTTTTTATGACTGCGGAGTAAGAAGAATTAGTCACTTAAAAGGCACGAGAAGTATGATCAAAAAGGATCTTGAATATTATAAAAGCAAAGCGGATTGGTATGAAGAATTCAAAGATGTAATGGTAATGACAACGAATCAACCGGTGTAACAGCCGGCTTGATTTTTCTTGTTGTATTTCTCAAATTAAATAATGCTCTTAATGACGAAAGGAGAATTTTACACATGAAAAAGATCATTTACTACATTGGAATCTACCATGTTTGTCTTGGTATTCACGAAGGCTTGAAAATCATGCAAGAAGAAATTCGAAAGCATGAGCAAAGCAGAGATTATCGCAGAAAAGGATCCATTGGCATTCATCCTGAACCGGTAAAGAAACCGATGAACAAAATCGGATTTGAAATTCCGCAGGCATGAAGTATTATTATCAAAAACCTGATATTTGCGTTCGAGTTTTCGGAGAACCGGTTAGCTTAGATCATTCGGTTTATCGTGGTGGAACGTTATATTTTGAGCATGGGCGAGGAATTATTATAACGCAGAAAAAATTCGATTCAAAACGAAAAGAATGCTCTTGGGACTCTGTTGATCCGTGGATCGCGAATGATATTTACACTTCTCCGAATTTCGTTGAGTTTTTTATCTCGAATGCAACAGAAAAAGACTACCCGATATTTGAACTCAGAAAAATTATGTGGGCTTTACGAATGAAGCCTTTGAAGAAAGAAGATTGGGAGTTATATTTTTGAAACTCGCAAATTAAACAGCCTCTTTAATAGGGAGGTGGAGCTCGAACTAACAAGCAAAGACAAAACGTTAGTCCGGGTTCCTTTTTTTATGTCTAAAAACTTAAGGAAAGGAGAAGAGTATGGTAACGATTGATGGATTAAGGGATATTACACAAAACTATTTAGATGAACTTAAGTACACGCATCCATTCGTCAACAGTGATAAGTTTATTGACAATTCATATGCAAAGTGGGCATGCACGGAAATTCTTAAGGAGATCGATAAGGCGAACGATCTTCCTTTTCATTTGACGCCAATCGAACTTCTTGAGGCGTTTTCTAATAAGATGCAAAGCTATGCGTTTATGAATTCTAAGAATTCTCTTGGGTTTACAATCGCGAAAGAAACCGCGGAATATTTAATTGAAGAGTGTTGGGTTAGTGAATGGCGCAAAACTAGACGACGCTGATTTTTTTTGAAAGGAGAACGACATGTGCAAATACTGTAAGCAAATCATGCCAGACTATGACGATGATGAATTTGAAGATCTTATTCAAATTCCAGTCGTTCATGGCATCGGAGATTTTGTTACACACGCAGATGACGAATGTCGCGACGAAATTGATATTTGTATAGAAGATGAAAAATTGGCCGTTTTCGTATGGCTTGGCGGAGATTGCGAGATGGTAGCAAGCCTTCCAATCGAATACTGCCCGGTTTGCGGCCAGAAACTCAGTGATTTTATTTCGCAAAAATAACAGCTTCTTTAATAGAAGATATTAAATTATGGAGGTAATGTTTATGAACGAACGGAAGTATGTTGTTATTGCATCGTATGCGCTTTCCGGGGCATTTATGATGAATCTTCTTGGCATTGCGAATTGCTGGCCACAGGCTTTCCGGCTTATCGACGGATGCGACTACAAGAAAGTCGTAGATGAAGAAGTAGACGGAGCTTGGTCTGAGTATCGCATCCCAAGTAAGAGTTTTAGCACAGAAAGCAACGGAAAAGTATCGTATACTGAAACGCATGATTTCAAATGCGAAGACGATTCAGAGGCAATGGAGACTTCAGTGATGTTTACTATCTTCGAATACTAAGCATAAAGGAGCTTGTAATTCACAGGCTCCTTTATATTTTTTGAAAGGAGAACCGAATGGGCAGAAAATCTAATAAGGAAACATGGAACGAACGTCGGAAATCTCTATTCGTAAAAGATTTAATGGAACATGCCAGCTTTACTCCCGCTATAGCAGCAGATTATCTTGGCATATCAGAAAACTCTTTTAATTGCAAATTGCATCGCGATAGCTGGTCTGTTGGCGATCTACAACTGCTCGCATACGCATCTGGGCTTCAATTATGGGCGGTGGATAAAAACGGTCTTCTTTGGAAATCTCTTTCCCTAGAACATTGGTATCCAGCGGACGCGGAGCAAGTCGATGCGATTCGAAAAAGATACGATGATGAACGAATTAAACAAAAACGCGAGGAATATGAAACGTTAAAGCAAACTCTGGCAGCGATGAAAGAAACATATGGATTTGAAAATTGAAAGGAGAACTAAACATGAGCAACGACCATGTGATCGATGAAAGAAAAGACGCAATGAAGAGAGCAGTAGATCTGATTACCGATATGTCGGTTAACGGAGCTACACAGGAGGAACTAGAGCGGGCTATTTTGTGGTCTGCCGATGTCGTTCGTGCCGGAAGGGAAGATATCGACTGGAAGCAGTCGTATGAGGACTATGCGATTGTTGATCTGGAAGATAAGTATCAGGGAGCGGATCTTAGCGAGTACGACAAAGACTACCTGGTTATTGATGAAACTTATCGCAGTCCGCGCGGTGATGTCGGAAGAGGACTCATGATTGCCGGTTTCGACACACGAGAAGAAGCTGAGGCTCTTGTTAAAGAAATGAATAGTCCGAATCTTGTTATTCTGGGACCGAAACAGAAGTAACGTGGAAGGAGAGTTGTAATGAGCATTTATCAGATCGCAGCGTTTATTGGCGTTGGTTATATTTTGAAGGATAAAATCGGAAACACATCCACGAGATATTCTCGCAGTAATCCTGTAAAGGATAAAGTATATCAGATTATAACGGATAAATTAGATCTGATATTTTATGGAAATTGTCTATGGAGACCGGTGATGTCTGGAAAAACTTTATATGGTTATGGTAATACAACAAGAAGATATTACCCGGTAAAAGACAACTATCCAATAGTCGATATTTACTTCAACACCAAATTTGAAGCGGAAAATGTTCTCGACAATCTGAGAGAACAAATTGAACGATATAATTTCGTTTCGGTCGAGGACTATTATCACATGTGCGGAACTATAGGTAAATTTACAGATCGGTATTATGGATGGGAAGATCTTGACGATGCAAAAATTGATTATAAAAACGGCCGTTATCATTTGATTTTAACCGCTACGGAAAGACAAGGTGATTTAAATGCTTAAACGAATCATCTGTGCGCTACTCTGCGTGATATTTGCGTTCTTTCTCATTGGCTGTAATACGAGAACGGAGCGTACGAAATTTGAACGAGTAGATGAGAAACCGCAGCAACCGGTCTCAATGTTTATTGTCATCGAAGGAGGCGGACTTGACTCATATCGAATCGTATATCATCGCGATACTAAAGTCATGTACGCTGTTTCCACCGGTACCTATAATAGTGGAAATTTTACGGCGCTGCTCAATCCTGATGGAAGTCCGATGCTTTGGGAGGGAGATTAAATGATTCCATGCCCGAATGCTTATGATATTTTACTTCGGACCATTATGGATCCTGTTGACAGAGATTATCTGGAAAGTTTCATTGGGCGCATATGCCTCGGAGATTACGACAGTGTTCCTAAATATACTGTGCTTTACGGAAAGGCAGGTACCGGGAAATCAACGATCTTAAATGCCTTGGTTCGGATATTCGGAGAAGGTAAAATTTCTTACGGCGCTGAAATGGCTAAACTTGCGCATTCTCCGATTATTATTATCCAAGACGGTAACGTAGATAAAATCGTTGATGAAACTAATAATGATTATTCGCTTAATAAAACTAAGTTCTTTATTGCGACAAACAAACTTCCAAATTATTGGGAACCGACTGCTCGCGTTTTATGTATGACCGGAGAAAGAATTCCCGTTAAGATATTTATGAATCTAATTTTGCCAAGTCTCTGGGAAATGGTGATCCCATATAAGCAGTATTGTATCGATAAAGTATGCGAATATCTGAAAGTAAAAGGAGAATAAATCATGAGCTTTAATCTTAATTATTGGCTTAAAGAAACCGTTGATATTGATGCGGTTCGTGTTCCTGGAGTAACAGCATTTCAGAAAGTTCGTCCAAGAATTGCCTGTAATGATGGGTTTTCTGTATCAGTCCAAGCAAGTGAATTCACATACTGTCACCCCAGGTATACACAGTGGCAGAACGAGGACGGATGGCAGGTTATTAATGGCGAATACTGGTTATCGAGCGAAACTCCAAGGAATTTCGAAACGGATCATTATACACCGTACGAATCTGTCGAGCTTGGATTTCCTTCAGAAGAGGACGAACTTATCAACAAATATGCTGAAGGTGACGATTATACTAACACTGTTTATGGCTATGTTCCGGTTGATATTGTCGAGAAACTCATTGAAAAACATGGTGGGTTTAAAGGCGTTGATAGAAGCAATAAGAAAGGAGAAAACCAATGAACAAACCATTTGTAATTACTGAAGATGAGTACAACAATGACAAAATGGATTTTGGTAAGAAGGAATTTATTGTTTACGACAATGTATGCACGCCTCCAATCACTTTGTATACCCTTGACGACAAAAAAATGGAAGGTTTCATCGGCAAAGAACTTCTGACGAAAGCCAGAGAAATGGCGCCAGATGAAAGAATGTATGTTAGAAATCCTGAGATGGAAATGGATGTGGAGCTTCTCAGAGCGGAAGGAGACTATTGGAGGAAACTTGAATGGTAATTCATAAGTGCGATATTTGCGGAAAGGAAATGGGTGTTTGGTTCAAGGTAGTATTAACTGTTGAATCTTTGCATCCGGAAACAAACGTCGCAGATATTATTCATCTGCAAGGGACGACGGAGATTTGTAAAGATTGTTATCTGTCGCGAATGCCGAAAGGAGAAACTGAATGAGCATGAGCGAAGAAGTCGTTTTTGTTAGGCAAAAACAAATCTGCGAGATTATTCTGAATAATCTATTTTCGGAAGATACTAATAGATTCTTTGAAAATTGCGAATTCTCTTCAGATCGAATGGCTTTTATGCAAGGAATGAATTATGCTGCATTACTTTGTAACACAAAGCTTGATCAGTATCCTGTATTAATAACGGTCAGAGATAACGGAGAAAAGGAGAATAAAAAATGAGTATTAAAATTGAAAATACACAGGTTTTCGGCTGGGAGGCAGCTATCAGAGGCTGCAGAAATCCAATGAATTCCTGGGAGAAGTCGGATAGTTGGTTTTTGGAATGGCAGGAAGAAGGCGCTTACTATTACCGTGATCTTATTCCGAACGATGATTATTATGATCACTGTTCCGACGATCCTGATGACAAAGAAATATTCCGCGAACGAATTAAACACAACAAAGATAAAACCATATTGATTGGCCCCAACGACCATAAGCTCCTCATGAACCTCTGCAAGGGAGGAACTGAGGAGGCAAAATGGAGACGCATGGTTCATGTTCAGATGGATGTGACAGCTCCTCTTTATTGGTGGAAGGAATTCGAGACGTACAAGGTCGGAACTGTCAGCAACTCCTGCAGCACAATGCATAAGATTCAAGCGAAAGAATTTACACTGGATGATTTTTCGTGTGAACATCTTTTTGTATATTCTAACGCAGATGTTTACTCATTTGCTGATATTGGATCAAATCAAAATCAGGATGGGCGCTTATTTTCAATGGATCTTCTTGAGTTGACAATAAAAGCTCTAAACTATTACCGTACCAAATTTCTCGAAACTAAAGATAAGAAATATTGGTACCAGATGATCCAGCTTTTACCTAGCAGCTATAACCAGAAGCGGACAATCGATCTGAACTATGAGGTCCTGGCAGCGCAATATCGGCAGAGAAAGGATCATAAACTTCAGGAATGGTTGGACTATTGCTCTTTTATAAAAAGTTTGCCGTACAGTGAATTCATTACATTGGAGGATAAAAATGAAAAATGATAGATTATTCTATAATTGGTAAAAGATTTGGCCATCTAACCGTATTAGGTTTAGATCATATTACAGAAAGACATAATACATATTGGCTATGTCAATGCGATTGTGGAAATAAAACGGTTGTGTATAGAGGCGGATTAACATCTGGCGATACCATTTCATGCGGTTGTTATCATAAAGAACATCATCATGAATATGGATTTAAGCACGGTTTAACTGGAACACCTTTATACACGACATGGTGTGGAATGAACAATCGATGTCGAAATGAAAATGCTGGTAACTATGAACGGTATGGAGGACGTGGAATATCGGTATGTGATGAATGGAAGAATAATTTTATAGCATTTCATGATTGGGCTTTATCTCACGGTTATAAAGAAGGACTATCGCTAGACAGAATTAATAATGACGGCGATTATGAACCGGATAATTGTCGTTGGGCAACAAGAAACGAACAGCAAAACAATAGACGAAATAGCCATTATTTTACATATAATAATGAAACGCATACTATAGCAGAGTGGGGGCGTATATTAAATGTAAAAGACAATTTACTAAATTATAGAATTAGTAAAAATAATTATATGGACTTCGAACGATATTTTAAAATATAGGTGAGGGACAAAATAGTGGTTACAGGACAAGAAATTATTGACTTCATTCGTAACTGTAAGCTCGAAGACACGCCAATCACCAGAACATGTGATGAACTTATATTTTCAAAACGTCTTAATACTGGAAATGGAACTTACGAGGAAACAAGTCTGCAGTTAAATCTTCAATCAGGAATGTACTACAAGGTCAATCATTCGAGAAAGGTTTATGAGTATATGGAGGAATGATGGTAATAGAAAATGTGTCATTTGCTGAACTTGAATATGAAAACGACATAGTATTTGTTCCTCACATATTTAAAGGCGATCATGATAACGGTCTTATTGCAAAATTTATAGATTATTTTGGATTATTGAATCTGGGCCCCGATTCTAGATTTTTAGACGGAGGACCTATGAGAATTCTTTGCACCGGAGACACGTACCGCTACACAATACCCTTTAAAATTGAAGAATTTTGTAGAGACAATAATTATAAATATAGTTTTAAACAGCACAAACGTGATAGTTCAGTTCGTAGATTATATCAAAGACTTTGAATTGTTACGATGGAGGACAATTGATGCAGCATTTTGATCGTTTTATAGAATTAGACAAACTTGTCAGGAAAAGTCTGATTATCTATGGGTCAGAGTGGCAAATCAAAGGAGCTTATATTCACAATGAAAGTGAGTTTAGGCTCCTTTCTAATTATTTTGCCATAGGTAAGACATATGAAGGTCAAATCGAAATTGCCAATAATTATTTTAGGGGAGAACCTGACTGGTATTTCTTAGAAGGTGAAGATGGAGGAATAGACTATCCAGCGACATGGAACTTTCAAACGCTATCCGAACGTAAGGCAGAATTTCAAAAGTTCTGCGACCATCTTAAAGAATTAGAAAAACAAATGAGTAATTCGAAGAGCTAAAAACTGGAGGAAGAAAAATGATTGACACAAGCACCAAATCAGCCTTGGTTAAGAAAGAAGTTGTTATTCAGAGAGACTATATCTGTGACGTTTGTAAGAAACCGTTTCTATCCTGGGGCTATTCAGATGCGGGAATACTCGAAACCTTAAATGGAACTCCTTATCATGGGAGAAGAGGCATAAAATGGTTTATAGTCACAACCCATCATTCCGACTGGGGAAACGACTCGGTAGACAGTTTCGAGAATAAGCACGTTTGTTCGGCCGAATGCCTTAGAAAGGCTTTTGAAGATTATCTAGCCAATGATGTTCGGGAGTGCAGAACTGCTTGTTTTGAAGTTGAAGAAAAGACCGACTGATTTTAGAAGGAGGAAACTTAATGGCAGAATTTGTACAATCAAAAATGACAGTAATTCAACCAGACGGAACTATACTCGGATCTCCGGAGTCTCTTGAAAAATATTGGAATGAATACTGCAACGCCCCTAAAGATGACTGTTGGTGCATTAAAGAACCATTTCTGATGTTTCCGAAAGGAACTAATGATAGCGAAATCTGTGAATGGTTTAACAAAATGTATCCGGGTGGTCTTTTAGAACTAACGAGAAAAAGGCAAATTAAAAGGTTTGGTGAAGACTATGTTAAAACTTGGGAGAAGATTGGAAAACGAATGCGTTCGGCGGGTGCCTCATATTTTCTGAGTACCCCGCCCGATCTTGCTAGAACTCGTGAACTTCAAGCAAATCTTCGTGGACAAAGAGCATTTCTTCAACCGGTCGATGATGCAGCTTGTTTAACAGAAGAAGTTATGCAAAAAGTTAAAGAAGGCGTTTATCGCGGCCCGTTTGAAGAATTTTATCCGACACTTCGAGAGCACGGCGCTGAACCAAAAGCTCTTGAAACATTCTGGAATGAGCTTGGTGATATTTCGGTGGACGATGACGGGATCATTCAGGAGTCATTCCTCTGGTGGCCAAAAGGAACTGATCGAGAGGATATTTGGCATTGGTTTGATGAAAAGTATCCTGGCGGAGTTGCGAAACTTATGGGATTGGAGGAAAACTAAAGATGCTTCAGAGAATTTGTGATCGTTGTGGAAAAATAATTCAATCTGGACTTAATTTAAAAATTGACGTAAAAAATTGTGAATTACCATCGGACATGTGTCTAGTGCACCTTGATATTGGTCCTTTCCGAACCGGTGTTCAAGGCGACGGAAATGTTAAGCGAAGAGTTATAAATCCAAGTGAGACTAAACAATATGAACTCTGTAAAGCTTGTAAAGATGAATTGATGTCATGGCTGACTAAATATGAAAAGTTGGAGGACAAAAATGACAAATTACAGTGAAGTAAAAAAGTTCTTGTATGAAGTTCCGACTGATATTGCCGGACGAATCAAAGAAGAGTTCTTTGGATGGCCGAAGGGAACTAAGGTAAGTGATATCGAGAAGTGGTTTGACAAAAAAGCAAGGGGTGAGAGCACAAGAAAATGACTTATTATACGATGTTTTTGGCGCACACCGCTTTGATGAATGAGTTTAATATAGCTCAGAAGCAACTCGCAGCAGTCAATAAAAAACTTAAAGAAGCCGCTGAAAGAGATAAAGCATTCTTAAGAGACCCTTTCGGAGATCCTATGCTAAATACGGAGTATGAGGATTTTCAGAAAAAAGTTATGAATCTTCGCGCAATTGAACTTGGATTATCTAAAAAGGCAGAAGAGCTAGCTGACGCTATAGCCGATTTTGATAAACACAACTGGTAAAGGAGATAAATTATGCCTATTACAACAGTGATAATCATTTCTCTGCTTCTTGCGAATCTTGCGTTAACTCTCATTATGTTCTGGATCGTTTATGATTTGCTGTCCGCTGTGAAGTCACTCCAGGATATGGAAGAGTTGTCCAAGCATGCTTTTGATTTATGCTATGATCAGATTACCGATTATAGCAATACTATTAAAAAATTGTTCGCTCACGTACATGAAATATGCGGTTCGATTAAAACCAGATATGATGCTGTCTGCGATGCTTACAAGCTTATGAGAGGAGAATATGATTCAATAGTCGATATGAATAGAAAGCTTCTCGAATGCTGGAAAGGTTGCGAAGAGAGATATTCACAGAGTTATGAGGAGTTTAAGCATTGTTCAGATTCATTGAAGGAAATAAGTTATCAGATTACAGATCTGGCTAATGTTTCGACAGAAGATGAGTATACGCTTACCTTAAACGAAGCATGTGATACAGTATGCATCGAATGCCCGTTCGGCGGATCGAAGTGCAATGATTGCCCGGTATGGAAGATTCAACACGGAAATGAAGACGAAGGAGATGAAACGCCGGTGGATCCTGAAGCCATGGAGGAATTCTTCGAGATGGATGCCTTTAAGGATGGGCAAGAAAAAAGCGGTGCTTCGTGATTTACTGCATTGTATTTTTAAAAGAAGAAAAGTAAATGAACGAACTTATCGATTATACAAAACAAATACTGGATGATATCAAGAAAACGTCTGGTAAAACAATAGATGATATCATCGTTAAGATCCTCGAACAAAATGGGCTTTCGATCGAAGATGTTATTGAGCATCCGGATGATTTTCGGCTATGGGAGTTTCCTTCTACTTGCACCCCATTCGGAATAACACAACGCGCCGAGTTATATTACAAAGATTCATATATTGGATCCTATTTACTTCGGATGGATATGGACGATGATAGAAAAACATATACAATTCGTGCTGGATATTTAGTAAAAGAATAGAAATAATAAATAAAAAGGAGATTAAAAATGTTCGCAATTATATTTTCAGTTATTCTCATTCTCGCAGGTATTGCCGCAGGACGTATTATTCCGGTTCTGCGAGATGAAGAATCCGGTAAAAAGTTTACACCGTGGCCTCTTTTGCCCGCAGTTGCGATTTCAATGGCTTTGTTTATTGTTAGCTGCATTGCTATCGTACCAACCGGATATACTGGAATTCTGACAACATTTGGCAAAGTTGAAGATCGAACCGTTGGATCCGGCATTAACTTCATCGCGCCCTGGCAGGAAGTAGTGAAAATGGATAACCGTATTCAGAAGCAGGAGTTTGAATCGGCAGCATTTTCAAGCGATCTTCAGGAAGCCTCTTATGCGGTAACTATTAACTACAGCATCGATCAGACAGCGGCCCGTGATATTTATAAGACTGTCGGAACAAATTACTACGAAACGGTTATGTTTGGACCGATTCAGGACAATATCAAGACAATATTTGCGAAGTATACTGCAGAAAGCCTAATCGGGAATCGTGATGTTCTCTCGCAGAAAGTTACGGGCAGTGTCGCCGCCGATATGAGTCGTTACGGAATTAATGTTGTGTCCATCGCCATTCGTGATATTGACTTTACTGATACGTTTACTAATGCGGTTGAAGCAAAGCAGGTAGCAGCTCAGAATAAACTGAAGGCCGAAACTGAGCAGGCCCAGAAGACGATGGAAGAAGAGCAGACGGCAAAACGAGCGATTATTGCAGCAAATGCGGAGGCTGAAAAGGCGGTTATTGCGGCTAATGCAGATCTCGAAGTTGTGAAGGTCCAGGCCGAGGCTGCTCTTTATGCCGGCGAGAAGGAAGCCGAAATGAATAAGCGTATCGGTGAATCTCTTAACGGAAATGTTATTGACTATTACTGGATCAAGCAGTGGGACGGTAAACTTCCGACGACTGTTCTTGGAGATGGGAATGATTATATTCTCGATCTTGGAAGCATAACTAATGCGGAGGAATAAATGCGCATTATAGATAAGAATACCGATTTTTATGATTATCTACAAAACATTTATATTGATAAAACAATAACGTTTGACAGAACCGATTCGTATTTACTCACGAAAGAAATCATGTGCGATAATATGAAATATGTTAACGAACCAGGAGATATTGTCTTTTTGCTGATGCAAGTGTGTAATAAATTTTGGCTATTCAGAATAACTGTTACAGAAGTAACCAAATGGAACACGCCAAAAAAGTATCAAATCGAACTGATTTTTTCATGGGACAATTACGACAAAAAGCGTGAACTGATTCAATTGGCTTTTATTCGATTCGGAATCAGCATATATCGTAGTGCATTAGACACTTCTAAATTGCATACGTCTGAAGCCTTTAAAAGATCTGACGTTCTCGTAAATGCTATCAACACTAATGATTATAATGCTTACGATAATATTACGGCGCATGCTTTTTATAATAATGGCGCTAAAACGGTTAAACATATACCAATTCTGAAGGCGTGCGGCATTGCAGATTTTATTGAACCGCTTGAGATCTATCTGGCATTCGAAGAATATTTCATGCTGGAAAAATCGTCAGGTGAACGAACCGAGTCAGTCGGACTTACCGACAAAGAAAAAATAGGAAATCACGGCTTTGATATTAAGTCGTCGTTTCGAAATATTAAATAATATAAAGGAGATTAAACAAATGAACGAGAAAGAATTTAGAGAGTACGTATACGAGCAGAGGAGACAGGGCAGATCTGATAGCCAGATTGCGAGAAGCCTTGGTATGAGTCTTGCTCATTTTATGGGACGACTCAACGGCGTAGATGTTGATAAGATCGATCCGCCGAAGAAGACAAACGCAGAGATGGCCAAAGATCTTGGTATCAAAGAAGCTCCGGTTCGTCCTGTCCAGAAACCGGAAGTAAAGCCCGTATCCGGAGCCAAGCAGCCTGAAAAGTACGAAAACCACAAGAAAGAAAAAGTTTCCGAAGCTTCTAAGATTGAGGAGCCTAAGGACAAAAAGAAAACCGAAGATCTCAGCTGGATGGAGTAATTCGCAATAATTACAGCTCCTATAATGAAAGGAGTTGGTCTTATGAAATGTTATCTAGTTATAGTAAAGGCATGGACCGAACGAGGTCGGCTTGTAATGAATAACGTGCTAAAGATTTTCTTTAATAAAAATAATGCCGAAAAATTTATTAAAGAAACCTGGCCAGAAGCTCATTACAGGAAAGATGATCGTGGCGAATGCTACGTAATTGAACCGGACGAATATTCATGGGATACGCATTATTTCATTAGAGAAATGAACATAGAGGACTTGTAACTTACAGGTCCTCTAAATTTTATATTTGAAAAGGAGAAACTAAAATGACTATTTGGCTTTGTGACAGATGCGGTGCTCAGGTTAAGAAGGATTCTTATGGCGCAGGGAAGTATGAGATCTCGAAGCCTTGCAAGGATGAAAACGGGACAATTTATCGTAGAGGCATGAAGTTCTGTGATCAGTGCAAAATGGAGCTCGAACAGTTCCTGGATGATGAATTTTCCAAGATGCCGACTTCCGCTACTGTGTCAATTAATGAGAAGATGTGAGGCTATTAAGGATGATTGTAGAATTTGAGCTCGTTAAACGTGAAGTCGACAACGTATCAAAAATACTTTTTCATGATTGGTGTACGTATGACGCTTCAGGCAAATTCATTCCACATTCTGAAAAAATGGAAGATATGCTCAGAAGCGGGTACGTTATCGAGAACGCTAGAATAATCGGGGAAGATTTCTATCCAAACGAACTTAAATTATATTTTGCTATGTTCGCAGTTCTCAAAGATCACGAGTATCATGCTTCTGCCGGATATATTTTTGCTTATAGTGAAGATCGAGCTATAGAAATGCTGAAGAAACGGTATGGCGAGAAAACAAGGGTCAGATCCATCGAAGAATTACCGTATGAGGAGGGAACAGTGCTCTATGGAGAACGCTGGCATAAACTTTAATACTCATAAACTTAGTGATGATTTTGTAAATGATGTGTTTCGGCATTATGTAGAACGGCATATTTCGGTAGACGCTCAGGAAAAATCACCGGTATGTCCATTTGAAACTTGCGGAGAGTGCAATACAGCGTATTCCGATTCATGCTATACATGCGAATTTGCAGAGGAATCATTTCAGAAAATGCTCGATGGCATATATAAGAAAACAGATCCGAGGACAAAAGCACGAGTTTTCTGTATCTGCTGCGGAGCTCAAAAGAGAACGCTTCGCAAATGGCATAACTCTTATCTTTGTAATGATTGCTATAAGATTATGATGCATATCGGTGAGGAGAAGTATATTAAGGCTTTACAAGGTGAAGAGGCTTAGCTAAGGAATAGCACCGGGCAGAACTGAGGCGCAAAGGAATGGCGCAGTGGTGGATAGAACGGTAGCGAACGGCAAAGGCAACGCGAGGCGAAGAATCGATGTGACAGGATAAGCAACGGCTTGGAACAGTTCTGAATGGCATTGCAAAGGCTTGGAAAAGCCAGGAGAAGACATGATAAGCAAAGGAAAAGCGCGGACGAGTGTAGCATAGTAATGGCAAAGTAATGCAAGAAATGGAATCGCAAAGGAAAAGCAATGACAAGACAAGAATAGTTTGAGGAGCAAAGGAATGGAAAAGCAAGGACTCGAGTCGATCTGAGTTGCGAAGGAAACGCTGGGCAGGGAAAAGCAAAGGAATAGCACGGATCCGCATTGATGAGAACAGCAATGGAATGGCGTCGAAGGGACATTCTCTGCAAAGGCATAATCAAATTATATTTAATTTTAGAAAGGATTTTTAACACATGAAGACTAATACTATTAAGGTTAAGCTCACTTTCGTAGAAGGCATTCTTGGCACCATGCCTAATGACGATGATATTTATCGTAAGTTCATCGTTGATAAGGCAGTTAAGAACGGAGCAGTGATCGATCAGGAAAAGGAGAATGACGAAGTGGCAGCTCTTCCGACCGATGAGGAAATCGAGAAGGGTATGACTGTCTTTCCGAGAACCGAAGATGGCGTTCCGTTCCTTTATGACTATCAGGTCAAGGGATTCTTTAAGGACACCTGCGGGATGCTGAAGAAAATCGACGGAACCAAATCGAGTAAGGTTAAGGCTTACAAGAAGGAAATTGATGGCCTGATCTTCCCGGAGCCTCGAAAGATTGTATTCGAGAACTACGAAATGGATATTTGCCAGAGACCTCTTCGTGCTCAGACTATGCAGGGAGAAAGAGTTGCTCTTGCGATGAGCGAAGAGATTAAGGCCGGCGCATCGGTTACGTTTACTGTGAGATGCTTCCAGGAAAGTCAGCTTGACCTTGTTCGCGAATGGCTGGATTACGGCACTTTCCGCGGTATTGGTCAGTGGCGGAATTCAGGAAAGGGCCGCTTCCAGTGGAAGGAGATTAAAGAGTAATCGCAATTTTAACAGCTCCTATAATGGAGGTGATACCGCATGAAATATATGGCAATTGGGTATAATCAAAATGAATACGAAATAAACGGAATTCAACTATGCGTCGGAGATTCCATTGAAGAAGTAGAAGCTAAGTTAATAAAAGACGGCTTCAAGAAAGGAAAAGATGGAAATTTTCGTGGATGGTATTTTATTGAAGGCTGTTATGAGGAAGGTGAATATCTTGAACCATTTTGCGACAGTCATTATGCAGAGGTGTCAATAGAAAGTGTTGAGGACTTGTAACTTACAGGTCCTCTTATTTTTAAGGAGAAATAAATGACAGCTTTGGAAAGATTGCTTAATACTGGCAAACATTTAGATGTTTTTCGATGGGAAAATCATAATGAATCCGGAATAGGAGTTCATTTTCAAGATTGCGAAACCAAAGACGGAATGTTTCTAGTCGGCACATTTGGAAGCGGTCAGACATTCGAAGAGGCGTGCGAAGATTATATTCGTAAAATTTCAGGAAAAACATTAGTCTTTCATGCATATACCGATCATCGAACAGAAGTAACATTCATTTAAGGAGAATTACTATGCCGAAAGTTAAAGTTCAGTTTCCAATCGTTAGAGATATTGTTGAGGGCGGACAACATATCACAAAATCGCTCTACGAGAATGATATTGTAAAGTGCTTTTTCTGCGGGTACCCGATTTGTCTTGATTTCAGACATACACATCTGGCAGAGGACGGAATGCAGATGGTCGATTGCCCTGAGTGTGGACAACATGTAAGCGTATTATATTACTTCGATAAGGTCGAAAATCGTAAAAAGGATCCTGTGAAAGTTGCTTATCATAGAGGACAGAGATCGAAACGAGGAGGACTTTAATGAAAAAGGGTCTTATTATCTGTGGCTATCCTGGAATCGGTAAGAGTTCTATCGCTGGCTGGAATAACTGTATCGATCTGGAGAGCAGCTATTTTTCACGCGATGAGGAAGGGTTTGCGCTCTGTGACGAGGATTGGGTAACTAGATATTGTAAGCTAGCATTTGACATTGCCAGACAAGGATTTACTGTACTGCTTAGCTGCCATGTGGCGGTTCGAAATAAATTAAAAGAAATAAAAAATATGAAATCCAATTATTTTTGCCCTCCAGTCGTTATATTTTGTCCAAGAGCAGATATAAAAGAAGCCTGGGGTATTAGGCTAATGAAGCGCTATAACGAAACAAATCTCGACAAAGATTTTCGAGCATTTGAGGGAGCTATACGATATTGGAATAAGAATATGTTACATATGACTGAACAGAATTTTCCGATCTATTGCCCTAGGTCAATCGATTATGATCTTCGTGATTATATTTTACAAATACGAAAAAAGGAGGGCTGCGATGATGAAGAAACTAGTTCACCGCTGGAACCGATGGCTGGAGTGGAAGAATCTCGCCTGGATGTTCCCGTGGTGGAAGAAAACCCTAATACTTCTCGGGGTCATTCGGAATGAATGGTTTGAACATTTTTGCGATTGGAGGAACGAAAAATGAGCTTTTGTGTTTTTGACCACGATGCTGTTTGCGCGAACGAAAGCGCCCCGAACGTTTATGGAAAAAGATGTATCGAGGCAGATAACTTACTTAAGAATGAACAAACTCTTTGTAAGCATCGTGTTGATGCGGTAAAACCGGATGAAACCATGTCAAATGAAGTTTGTTTATATTCGTTTCGTGGGAAATGTAATAAATATTTATGTAAAACTTATGGCAGGTCGTGCCCAAGAAATAGTTGTGAAGCATGTGAATTTTTCATTTCAGCATATGAAACGGCTCAGTCCGATAACGTAAATCATCCATCTCATTACACGCAAGGCGGAATTGAGTGCATCAAGGCCATCGAAGCGTCTATGACTCCTGAAGAATTTCAGGGATATTGCAAGGGAAATGTCATGAAATATGTGTGGAGGTTCAGGGAAAAGAACGGCCTTGAGGATCTTAAGAAAGCTCAGGTATATCTTGGATGGATGATCGAATCGAAAGAGAAACAGGAGAAATCCAATGTCAACTAAGCTCGGAAAATATTATATTTGCGATCGGTGTGGAACAACTTCGTTTTTCGAGAAAATCGGAGAGGCAGAAGGCTGGAATATTGTTTATTCAGAAGCAAGTCGTGGCATGGAAAGCTCCAGACTTCTTTGTCCGACATGCAGTGAAAAGTACAATAAACTCATGAAAGAGTTCTTTGACGACTGGAGATACTTCGATCGCCGAGATGTAAAACGCACTTATTAATAATAAAATAAAAAAGGAGACTCTGCCGTATGGGAGAACTGGAAACTTATATTTACAAACTGGCAAAGGCGCTTCATAACAAAGACAAAAAACAGCGAGATGCTATCTTAGCAGAACTGAGGAAACTCGGTATGGACAGCTCTACGGCATTGACGTTGGCGATGGATTATTCGGTAGAGTAAGGAGAAACCTTCATGAACTATTTTTTCGCCGGGCTCATTCTCGGGATTTGGTTTTTTCTGCAGATGGGACTTCAGTGGAGCGGTGAACATAAGGCCCAGGTGAATGTTGTTTACAGCACGTTGACATTTTTGATTCTTGGTGCAATTTACTTGGTTCCGTTCTGGCTGATATTTTTGAGGTGAAGCATGGACAGCATAATTGGTTTTATTCTTAGAATCGGAGCTCTTGCCATATTCATTTTATGCCTTGATGGTATTATTCCAAATGATTATATGACAGGAGCGACAATTTGTGCATGGTGCATCACAATATACGCTGAATTAGAAGATATAAAGGAGATATTAAAAGATGATAGAAACACAAAACATGATCGTAATCGGGACCGTTGATCAGATTAACGCAGTCCTTAAGTGTATTAATCCTAATTTCCCGACACAGGATCTGAAAACTCTTGAAAAGAATCAGTGCTTCTACACGATGAATGGTGTTGGAGTTGAGATAATTTTGAAGAAATAAGGAGACAAAATGAACTGTAAGTTTTATCCGGAAATTATGAATTGCGTTAACTGTGACTACTTTGATATTGTAGAAACAGATACTGATTTTAAGACTGTGTGTCTAAAATACGAGGAGGAATCCGATGGACGAACAAAAGACCCAAACGTTTGCTGAATGGCTGCTTGACTATACAAGCACACATAAGGATGCTGTAGTGAGTATTGAGCAGGGACCATACGGAGACATCAAGATTCAGATTCGCGATTATTCGAAGAGATCTACCGGGATCGCTGCTCAGTATTACATTACGTATGAGATTTATCGGACCTCGAAGCTAAGCTTTGATGAGATTCTGATTACCGCAGCCGAAGAATTACGTGAGGAGATTGAAAACTATGGAAAGTGATCTGAAAGAAGTACGTTTTGACAAATGGTGTGAGGGCTGTAAACACTATGCGCATAAGTTCCCGAAAGAGAGCTTTTCATTTGAGGCTCAGGAACCGTGCGCTACATGCCTGGAGGCTGAGAATGCCATGCGCGAAGGAACTGAAAAGCCGGAGTATTGGGAGGCAAAATGACTTTTCACTTCTCAATACCAACTCCTGAGAGTTGTATTAAATGTCCGTTCAAAGAGGTTCGCATCTCATCTGGATATGGGCCTCTTAAACTTCGCTGTGCTATAGATCCATCGCTTGATATTTTGGCGAAAGATGGATTAACAAAAAGATCGGACAATTGTCCTGGGAAAGTGGAGGAAGAATGAAACCTGACATTATTTATATTTGCAAAGGAGAGGGCATGGACTGCTATTTGCATCCGTATTGTATTTTTCGTGAGGATCCTGTCGCTGCAACAGACGATCTATGCTCTCATACACTCAAGCCAGAATGCGCAAAGTATGGTGCCTGCGAGGATCCTGAGAATCATCCCGAAAGGTTTATATTTCAGGAGAGGCGAGAAGACTGCGGACCGAGTTATTACTGGGAGGTAGAAACCAAATGATCTATATACTTACACTTACTAAGCTATGCCCTGGAGAGCCAACAGGTTATATTTCAGATCTCTGGGAAGACTGCTGGACGGATCGCGTTGCAGCCGAAAAAGCATTTAAAAATACAGAATTAAATACTGTATATTTTCGTAAAGAGCTTTGGATAAAAGAGCCAGGCGGAAGAAGAACTCTTCTGATGGAGGAACGGTACAGTGGGACCTGACGAGAAGGAAGTCAAAAATTTCGTAATGTGTCCAATTAATCCGGATGGTTCTTTTGGAGAACCTATCGAATTAGAAAAGCTAAAAATTGTGGAATTGGATGGACTAAAACCGATTTCAGAGTATCCAGAAACAATGATGTATATGGAATCGTTTAAATATCTTACCAAAACCATATCTGGCACATTAAAACTTGATTTACCACGTAAAATGTCTCGTAAAAAATTCAAGAAATGGCTTATGTCCAGAGGATTTAACAGATATTTTGCTGAATGGTTTTGTAAAGCCGTTAAATCATTCCACGGAAAGAAAAGCTACCGATCGTTATATTTATACGGACAATTAGCATCTACTCCACAAGCTTTATTTAATGATTTATTTGATACTCTATTTCCTATAACCAACAACAAGGAGACTGAAAGAAATCATGGACGAAATGAAAACTGTTGCTGCAAATGAAATTTCGGTTGAAGACTTTATGAAGCCAAGATGCAAGGTTAAACCTGGCGACCGCATTTATCGCAAACATAAGACTATGACGATTCCGGATCGGATGGAGGTTGTTGAAGTAACTCCTGCCGAAACCGGATATTTTATTAAGTGTAAGTATATGTATCATGGAATCGGCGTACAGGAAAGGACTTTCAGTGACGTGATATTCCGTGACGATTCTTGGGTAATCGAAAAGAAAGGAATTGACTTTTGAAAGGCTATAAGATTGGGTTTAGTGATACAACAGAAAAGCTAGATTGGTACCTTTGTTATGCTCTAATCGAACTTGAGGTTCCTGAAAAATATCCTGGCGCAAAATTCTATAGCTTTTGCGGTCATAATCGAACAAACGTTGCTAGGGTTCTAAGAATTAACAAATTAATTCTTTGCAATCCAATGCTATCCGACCAACCCGTAAAAGATACTAATGAACAAATGGATTCGGCGTTTTCGATTTTCGATCACAACTTTTATTATCATCCAGGAGAAATCGTGTATCCGGATTATTTTGTGGATGAAATGATAATGTGCACGAATGGAATTCACTTTTTCAACCATAAGCAAGAAGCTATAGATTATGCAGCGAACAGCTGGGTTAAAGAAAGATTTTTTAACTGTGCATTAGAAAGGACATGCCATGACTCCATCTCAGATTCTCATTTCGAACGCTCAATATTTCTGTAAAAAACAGGGAATCAGAATCCAGGATTTTGAAGAAGAGCTTGGTTTTCGTCGTGGATATTTGGCGACAATGTTTCGTAGAGAAACTCCGATTGATCTGGATAGAGCTGTTAAGATTTCTGAAAAGTTTAATATTGCTTTAACCGAACTGATCAGCTGCGATATTCAGAGGCAGGAGCGGATTATTGCGCTCGAAAGAGAGCTTAGTCAATTGAAGAAAGAGGAAGGGTTAATTTGAACTACGATAAATTTAATGACGCGATGTGCAGGCTACGGCAGGCGGAAGAAGACTTTAATAAAGCACTGCAGGACATTCAGACAGTATTTAATGAAGCTTGTACGCAGGATGAGATTTGTGCCGGCGACGAAGTTATATGTATTAATAAGAACTGCAAGAACTATAACAAAAAGCTTATCTATTTAGGTAGAAATGGGTGTTATATCGTGTTATGCAGCCTTGACGATGGTGGAATGCAATTTACAAATGATCTTAACAGTTATCAAAAAACCGGAAAGCACTATAGCATAAATTTCTAAATCAAATAAACGAGTCATAACTGGATAAAATCATAATAGGACTGGACCTGTTCATAGTACCGTGAAAAGGTTCTTTTAATTTTTGGAGGTATAAAACTATGAAAAAGTTAGTAGAAATGTTATCAGCATTCTTAATCGTGATATTTGCTCTGGAACCGTGTGCTGCTCATGGAGTCGCAACGGAGTATAAGTCTGAAGCTTCTGAAGAACTCATTTGGGAAGAACTAAATAAGTATTCTCCAAGCGACGCTGTTACAGCAGGGATTATGGGATATTTCTTTCGAGAAAGCCAGATGAGATCTGATGCAATTGCGGGGTGGCCACAGAGAAATCACGCAAAGGACGTAACTGATATTTGCTCTGAATTTGTTGAATCGATTGATTCAGGATTAAAAGACGGATCAACAAAAGATGAATTTATAAGAAAAGTCAACGTCCACTATGGAGGATTCGGACTTGGGCAATGGTCAGACGTTAAGTATCTGGAACATTTCTATGATTTCGTGCAGGAAAACGGTGAATCTATTGCAGACGCCGAGGTCCAATGCGCATTTATATTTGAGAGCATGATGGAAAACGAAAGACTCTGGAGCGAGATTACAGAGCTTGATGATCCGTACCGTATTGGTCGACGTATTGGATATCTGTACGATGGAACAGGAGATCTTGGAGCTGAAACAATCGCGAGTTTTGCTAAAAGTTATTATTTGAGATTTAAGGAGGAGCAATCGTGAGTGATATTTCCAATGAATGGAGAGAGCTCAGGCAGAGACTCGGAGAATTGATTTGTCGTATTGATGGCATGAACATAAGCGTAGATTCGAAACTAAAGAAGCTTCAGGAAAAAGAAGAGCAGCAAGCAGATTTACAAGAACAGATTGATGAAGCTTATAATAAAGGAATTAAAGATCTGCACGAAGCCTTTCGCATTATTGCTGCCGATGATGGAATGACTACTTCTGATTTAAAGGATACATTTGGCATTTGTTCGGTATGCAATATTATACTTGGATTTACTCCTGAAGAGATTATCGACAAGGTAAATCAATGGAAGGCTGAGAAAGATAAGGAAGAGCAGGAACTTCGTGTTGGTGATGAGATTATATGTATCTACGACTGCAGCATGGATTACAATAAGACTTTTATTTATTTAGGTAGAGATGAATACTATATGGAAATGTTTGATCTCGATAAAATGAGAGCTGAATCTACAAATAATTTTGTTCATTATCGTAAAACCGGAAAGCATTATGACGCTATTCCGTTTCCAAAGGAGGAAAACAAATGAGTTTCGCATACGATCAGTATCTGGCCGAACATATCGGAAATGTAAATGAAGGTCTTCACTGGATGCTGGATAATCTTGGTCTCGGTCAGGAAGAAAAGAGTGCCATTGAAGAAGCCATGACGAGTTTCAATCACGATGAGAGTAAATACTCTGTCGAAGAATATGATGCTTACGACAAGTATTTCTATGGCGGGAATCGCAGTTACAAGGTCGTACGAGACTTTAATTATGCCTGGCTACATCACATTCACAATAATCCGCACCATTGGCAGTACTGGGTGCTTCTTGAAGATGATCCTGAGAGCGGAATGCCGTATAAAGCACTTGAGATTCCAGTGCATGTGATATTTGAAATGATTGCCGACTGGTGGTCATTCAGCTGGAAGTCTGGGAATCTCTTTGAGATATTTAACTGGTACGCCGATCACAGGAGTAAGCAAATTATTAATCCGAAGAGCAGAGAGATCGTTGAATATATTTTAGATCGGATCTGGAAAGTACTCATCATGCAGGAAACTGTCGCAGGGCATGATATTTCGGAGATTGAAAAGCAGTATAAGCGGTTCTGGGTAGAACAGGAAGATATTCGACCGGCATTTAGTAAACTTGAATACAATCCAAAAGATGAAGATAGCTATCGCGAAGCTGCCGACAATGCTGCAGTCACGGTGCATGGCAATGATGTAGAATTTTATGGACTTCGGCACTCGGACGAGGAAGATGCTCTCATTCATAATCCGACAATAAGCGAACGTAAGGCATTCTGGGGAAAAGACAAGCCTCCTGTGCCGACAATAGAACACTCCGAATCCGAAGACGATGAAGACCTCTATGGCGTTCCGGAGCTCAAGAAATTCCCTATGCCTGACAAGAAGCACGTGAAGTCGGCTATCAGATTCTTTAACTATGTCGATCCGAAGTACGAGAAGGAGCTGGCGGAAACGATCATCGAGAAGGCTGAGGAGTTCGGGCTGGATCTGAAGAGTGATATTTCAGTCGGAGATGAAAACAGATTTCAAAAGTATTTGAAGGAGGATAATTAATGCATTATTGTTGTGTTATTTTTTCAAAAGAATTTCCATCTGATGATGTTATAAGTAAGACGTTAAGTCCATTTTGTGAAGAAAATGAATCAAGACCATGCAAATATCCTGCATTCTTATGGGACTGGTATGGACTCGGTGGGAGATATAACGGGCTGCTTAAACTGTCTACCAAAAAGAATTCAGATAAATACGAATGGAATTACTATATCGCTAATCCTAGAGCTGGTAGGTTATTTCGTTCATATCTTCTTGAAGAATTAATAGCGAGCAATGTTGAATGTAATCTTTGTAGTTTTGTAGGTGTAGAAGAAACCTTTTTTCCATCTCTTGGTTTTAGAGATGGATTTCTTTATGTTGATGGCGCAAAGATTTCAGATATCATTAATGTCGACGATCTGATTAACTGTTATTGTTTTATTGATATAGATGGCAATGGCTATGCTCGCGAACATTGGGATGGTAAACATTTGACAAAAAATGAAAATTTTGATGAACTTATTAAAAGCGCGATTACAAATAGTCAAGATTACTATGCTTGTATTGTAGATCTTCATGACTAGATAAAAAGAAGGAAGAATCGTAATTTATACAGGCTCCTTAATAGAAAGGGGAGTGTAATATGGCTTCTTATCAAGACAAAATTAATCAAAAACGTATGTCTACAGAAAGTGGAAAAATAGCGTGGTGTATAGACTTTATGCAGCATCCGCCGTTGAATTTCAACAATGACTATTATAAGGAATTGATAGACGGAATAGATTTATTCGATGATATTTCCGTATTTGAGGACGTATATGTCTATGTGGTTTGGCGGCCCGTGCATTATAAAGGTAATCGCTATTTGTATAAATACTTGCAGATAGGCATGTCATATGATCAAATGGTCAAGATGCTAGATGCTCAACCTTGGCAATACATATAGAGGATCATTACAGGTCCTCTAATTTTCGCAAGTTTTACAACTCCTTTTATGAAGGAGGCGATGTTATGTGCTTAACAAAGTATAAACTAATCGATAAAGACGACATAATCGCAGAAGATTTAATTTCAAAAGTTTATAATATTAATCATTTATTACCATTGTTTGTTAGAGAAACAAACGACAAGGCGCATTTTATGATTATTATAAAAGCACTTTGGAAGAATTCTTTAAAATATAAAGAAATAAATCGATTAGGGTTTAAAGACTTAACATCAGAGGTTATCAGAGAACACTTAGCGTAAAAGTTAAGTGTTCTTCTTTTTTATGGAGGATTCAGAATGTTTGATAATGATGATACCTGGCTTATACTTTTTCTTCTATTATATTCAGCGCAAGAACAAGGTAAAGAAATAAGTTTCATCGACCTCGAACAAAAGAAGGCAGATGCTGAATATGTAAACAATTGTCCAAATGTCGAGTGGGAGCAGGATATGCACGCCGATATTCCGTTCTGTACACTTGACGGCGAAATGTGCAATATGCAGTGTAAAAATCGCAAATAATACAACTCTTATAATGCAGAGAAATCTGACATTATACACTATATTTAAAGGAGAAAAACTATGAAACACAACATGACAAAGGAAGAGAAACTGAAAGTTCTCAGTAATGTTTCAACAGGAATCGATGGTATTGAGGAGAAACTCAGACATAATATTGGCGATGAAGACACAACATTTTTCATTGAGCCGATCCGAAATCTTCTCTATACCATGGAGGAATGTCTGAAATCGTAACTATATAGAAGAGAAGCTGTTGCACTTCTCTTCCTTTTCACGCGGACCTTTCGGTTTACTTTTTCTCAAGGAGATCACTTATGAACCTTACAAAAGTCTATATTTACTCTAACATGACTGCGCAGAGGGCTCAGGATAAGGTCAATGAGCTAATCGAAGAGTACCGTGAGACCGACAGCACTGTAAACTTCGACCTTCAGATTGAAAACTCTATTGCGGCAGGGAAATACAGTGAGACTAGATACACATTGGTTGTTTATATTTATAGTTTAGTTATGGAGGGATGATACACGAATGGAAATTAATGCGGAAATCAATAAAATTTTCGGTACGGAAATGGAAAAACTCTTTGCTGAGCAGATTTCGGAGGAAGAATTAAGAGATTCTGCGATTAAGTCGTATAATAAATTAAGACACTCTGGTAGAAGCTCGTCATATTGTGGAAATTACGACAGCGATTTCGATAAGTATTTAAGAGCTGCTATTTTAGATCGCTTTAAAGAGGAAGTAAATAAATATCTTCAAACCGAGCAGATTCAGATTGATATTCAGAAGGAAGCGGAAAAACTCGTTAATGACGTTCGAGAAAAGGCAAGGGAGAAAATTCTTGAAAGAGCGTCGAATACGCTGGTTGAAATCTATACCGGTAGCACACTAACTGAGTCAATTATTATGTTAACAGATGAACTGAGGAGCAGATAAATGCAGATTGTTAAAAACTTTATTTATGGGCGAGATTGGAGTGGCTATACAAATGCTACGCCGCTGGAAGATCAGATCAATGAATACCTGGAGTATCATCCTGGGTATTCGGTTGCGACAATGAGTTTGCTCAATGCTTCTGGTTATAAGGAAGCTCTTGTCGTATTCAATGTTCGGGAAGAACGTTATCAGAAACCGGTTGAACAGAATAAGAAAGTGAAGAACAATGGCTGAAAATACATTTATTCTACTTATTATTGTGGCGCTGATCCTTTCGGTGCTTTGGAAACTTTGATATTCGCAAATTAAACATGGTTTATAGAGGAGAGAGGTCTCGGTAAGTTACCGGGGCTTCTCTTTTATATTTTAAAAGGAGGATTGCCTTATGATGACCGGACCGCAGAGATGGAAGCATGGCGATTGGATGCTGAAGGCAAAGATCGAAGCAAAAGAGAAGCAGAGAAGGAAAAAGAGAGATCCGATGCCGACTGATATTTTCAAGTATGATGTGAAAATGCGGAATGAGGATTTTGTCGGATACAATCGCAATAATGGGCGCGTGATATTTGAAGCCGAAAGTTACGACGAGGCAAGAAGAGTCCTCGAGGAATTGTATTCTGCCTAAAAATGTGATATTTTAAAGAAACCAAACGAAAGAAAGGATTAATGGAAACGGAGAATGGAAACCAGGTATATTATTGGATTGATCGTATGTATTATCGTATCCATCGCACTTGGATATTTGATCGGCAAAAACAGCAAGAAACCTCTAGGAGATATCGTGTTCGAGACGTATATAGATGACGAAACCGATCAGATGGCTGTTCGATGCACGTTCAAGCTTGATTTGGACATCGACGAAATCGTGAAAAAAGATTATATTCTATTCGGCGTTAAGAAGAATCGAGACGTTATAGAGTACTATAAAGCTCAGGAAAAATAGAATTCGCAAAATAAACAATCCCTATAATGGAGCAGAATAACTGCAAATATTAATGAAAAGGGGATTGTAAAATGTCTGAAATCATCATTGATAATCGTTGCGGTGGAATCGTGAAGCAGGTTCGTCTGCAGCTTAACTGCACTCAAGCGGAACTTGGTAAGAAGATTGGAGTCGATCAGCCTACCATGTGCCGGATTGAGCGCAGGCAGCAGATGCCGACTGAGCCTGTACTTCAGAAGATCGCCAATCTTGCGGGACTCAATATGAACCAGATGACGGGTCAGGAACCTATCAACTACGCAGCTATCTGGTAATAAAGCGAAGGGCTTTGATCAAATTGATCAGGGCTCTTCTCTTTTTCTATATAGTAGTTCGATTAGTGGAGTGAATGGATATTTGAAAGGAGAAATGAAAATGAAGTTTTGGCGTGTTTTGGATAAGCTTACTGAATTCTATATTCCCATCATGGTTAGTGTTATGGCGTTTTATATTAATTCGGAATACAGAGATCTCAAAGAGAACATTGATTACATTCGTAAGCATGTCTGATATTTGAAAGGAGAAATAAAAATGGTCGAATTCAGCGAACGTGAAAGACGTGCCTGTAGACTTCTGAGCCATCTTAAGTATGATCGTGACACAGATGTGTACACTAAGTGCTGGTTCAATAATATGCTCTGTAATATTTCTTATTATATTTTGAAGGTCAATCCGGACAATCTATTCAAGAAGGTTTCGCAGTATGCTAAAGAAAAGGGGAACACCTGATGGTTTTAACGTTTATAGATAATTTCCGTTTTAAAGGCGGCGCGAAAGAATGCTCTGATTATAGAGCACTTCTAAATAGAACCGTAAGCTACCTTAATGAATTACTTTACGCAAGAGGATACGTTACCGTAAGAGACCTAAACGATCAGTTAGGAAGAAAAAGCGCGTTTGATTCGGATGATTCTCTGTATGGATGGGAAGTACAGGATGGTCCTATCGAACTCAAGATGCTTCACGACGGAAAATTCAAATTGCATTATCAATTTGAAGCCAAAATTTTGACCTGCATGCTTTGATATTTGAAAGGAGAAATGAAAATGATTAATGCAAACGTAATCACAAAGTTCGGAAAGATGGTTGTTAAAGTCGGCCTTGCTATTGGATCGGTTTATATTCTGTCAAAGGCGAATGATGAACTCGGAAAATTTGGTTTGAATATTGGGTGCTCGGTTGGAAACGGAATTGATATTCGTCCTGGAGACATTCCGAAGTACAACACTAGGTCGGTAGAGTTCAATGCAAACAGTGTCACTGAGCGGTCAATTGCTGAGCTGCTTCATGCTTCGTGGAAGACATATTCTACAAACTCGAAGCTCGAATGCGCCAAGCGTATCTACAACATCGCATTGTCCGGAGATGATAGGACGAAACTGGTTGCGATCCAGGCTCTTGGCCGTATTGCAGACGACTCATATTCTGCTCAGCTGAAGAATTATGTAAGCAAGGCTATTACTGAGCTTGCAATCGGCAATGACGTTTGAAAGGAGAATGTAAATGATTATGCGATGGATTTCACGAAAGAATAAAAGTGAACCAATTTCGGATGATGTTGAGTTCGTAGAAACATTCGGTGGCTGTGTTGGACGAATTGCTTCCGACGATCATCCAAACCATAAACGAATAGCAATGTACTTTAGAGATGCCTATGATAACGAATCTCCCGTTTATATTTTAAGTCCCAGAGCTGCACGATTCGCTGGATGGCAGCTGTTTAGAAGAGGCGTAGTTGACGGACTTAAACTTCGACTCGATTATATTAAATACCATAAGTAATAATTTAAAGGAGAATGGAAATGAAAATGATTATTGTTCTTGATAAGATCTGCCTGCTTGGCATTGTTGGTGTTTCTCTGTATGCTGGATACAAGCTTGGACGGAAAGCTGAGAAACTTGAGCAGAGTCTCAAGCCGAACAAAACCAATTTCAACAATGATTAATTTGGAGGTTTAAATTATGTGTGATTTCTGCAAGAATATTGTTAACAACGATGGAAAATGGAAAAACTCCCTTTTGGCTTCAAGGCATTCAAATGATAAGAACCACGGTCTTGACATCATTCTTGGAAAGACGGATGGCAAATTCAAAATTGAAGATGCTAAATTTGTTCGTGATAAATCGATCGATGCGCCGATTACATATTTGAAAGCCTTTAATTGGCGAAAAGGATCCGATTCAGTAAAGCCTGCGGCATGGACGACAGCCATGGAGATTCATTATTGCCCAATTTGTGGCGAAAAACTTTGATATTTTGAACTCTTGAAAGGAGAACTGAAAACATGAAAGGTACTACTATCGCATTCGCAGCACTCGGACTTATTGATATTGGTATGATCGTTCTCGATCGTGCCGCAAATCGTCATGGCAGAAAGCTCGCTGAAGCTGAGGCAATCAAGAATCGCGGCGAAGAGGCCAATGCTGTTCTAGAGGAAGTTAAGAAGCGCTGCGATGCCTATGATGAGCTAATCAAGCGTGAGAAGGTGGAATTCAAGCAGAAGAGAGCTGATTGGCTCGAAGCAAATGCGTTCAACGCCAAGAAGAAAGATATTCTTGATGGCGTTCCGAATGGTCTCAACGAATTCAAGAAACAGATTGGATATTCTGATGTAATTCAGAGACTTACGGACGAATACAATGCCGGTGTCGAAGCCGTCAAGAACTCCATTGACTATGACGTAAACAAGAAGAAGTTTGAGAAAGCTATCGCCGATGCCAAGAGCCATTATGACAGTCAGAAGGCGCTGTATGACTGTGCCGGCTCTGATATTTCTGATGATGCTATGAAGCTCAGACATGCTGCAGAAGAGGCCATGAATGCCAAGATCAAAGAGGCTAAGGCAAACCTTGATATTCTTGAGGGCAAGCTTAACGCTGAAGTCGAGAAGCTTACTCAGGTAAAGCAGAATGGCATTCGTGAACTCGAGGAGAAGATCGCGAAGGAGAAGATTCGTCTGGATCACAAGGCTGACCAGGAGCTCGAGGCACTGAACACAAAGCTCTCTGAAGCAGAACAGGATATTAACAATGCCATCCTGAATAAGCGGACCGGCGCGGATGCTGAAGCGGAGATTAATCACGCCGATGATATTCGTATCATCCGTGAGCAGAAGAAAGTTGATGCCAAGGCTGCGGAAGATATTTTCAATGCAAAGCCTGAGACCGTCAAGATTGCAGAATTCCTGAAGGGCCACAAGGTTCCGAAAGTGGTTGTGCCCATGTTCGGTGTTGTTAGCATGGCGCCTGTTGGATATTTGTCCTATCGCTGGCTCAAGTTCCTTGGGCAGATCATGAGGGCGATGTAATGAATCCAAAACTGATATTTACGGCAGCCAAGAAGAATCTTCCATCGATTCTTAGCTGGACTGCTGTAGGTGGCGTTGTTCTGACCGGGTGGCTTACCGATAAAGCTGCCCGGAAGTCAGATCCAAAGGAACCTTTTAAGAAGCACTGGAAGAATTATATTCCTCCGATCATTGCCGGCGTAGGCACAATCGCATGCGTCGTCGGTTCAAACTGTGCACATTTGAAGGTTGAAGCAGGACTTGCCGGAGCTGTAGCGTTTTATAAGGCAGCCAAAGAAGACCTTGAAATGGCCGTTTCTGAAGTATATGGAGAAGAAGGCCTTGGACAAGTGAAGAAAGCAGCAAATGATATTAATCCTGATCTTTCGGCTATGTATCATGATGCGCCAAGAAGCATTCGCATGTTCGAGCCGTATACGAGCCAGTGGTTTTACACAACTCCTGAAGAACTTCTCTGGGCTGAGCTTACTGCAAACAAGATGCTGTCTCAAAGAGGCACTGTAAAGCTCAATGATATTTTGAAGCTTTATAAGAATTGCAAGCCAAAGCCAATTGGAGAAACTCTTGGCTGGAGCTGGGAAGATGAAATGTTTAATGAATCGGCCAGCTGGTACTGTAATGGCGGATGGATTGATATTTGTCCTCAGTACGAGGAACGAAACGGAAAACGATGCTACGTTCTGGATTACGGAATCAATCCGATTGATATTTCGCAAATTTTACAAGGTGTTTAGTAGAGAGATTAGTGACGCATTCACTGATATTTGGTGAGTTCCCGATAAAGCCGGGTTACATCTCTCTTAATTTTTGTGTGCTCGAAATGAGCAGAAAGGAGAATGGAAATGAAAAACTTGACGTGTGGGATGTTGTTGATCTGTGGAGCGTGTCTGCTGATCGAGCTGCAGATGCTTGGAACTGATCTTCAGATTCGAAAGCTGGAGAATAGGATTAATGAAATGACTCAGACAAAGGAGGATGCGGAATGAAAGTACTTTGTGGAGCGGTTGGCGTATCAATTATATTTGCAACTGGATTCGTAGCAGGTGTCATTGCTGGTATTGCCATCGCTATGACTCCGGACGCGAAAGATTCGGTATCGGAGGATAAGCAATGAATTTCTCAACAATCGTAAAAGGATGTAAGATGGCCGTAAAATACAGCGGAAAGCAAATCGTGAAACACGCGCCTGGAATCTTGTGCGGATTTGGTACAGGAGGTGTCGGTTTTGCTCTCTGGCTTATGGCAAAGAAAGCTCCGGAAGCCAAGAAGGAACTCGATGCCGAAAAGGCCCAATGGGAAGCGACTGAAGATAAGGAGAAGCGAAATAAAGCCGATTATATTTTTAAGCTTGTTCGCATTGGCGCAAAGCATTATTGGGTCGTGATCTCAGTTGCTACAGGAGCTATTGTGTGTTTCTGGCTCGCGAATCGAATTAATTTCAAGCGGCTCATGTCTGCGTTGACAGCACTTGGAATCAGCACCAAGGGCAAGGAGGAGCTCGAGGAGAAGATCAAAGAACTGGACGGAGAGAAGCATCTGCAGAAAATTAAGGATGAGATCGATGCCGATAGAATCAAGAATGATCCTCCGGTCCAAGATAAGATTATTGATACAGGACTCGGAACGCATCTTTGCTATGAGGCAATCACCGGAAGATATTTCTATTCAAACATTGAGCGAATTAAACGGGCGGTTATTACGTGTCGAGACTATCTTCAAAAAGATGGATATTTGTCAGTGAATGACTGGTTCTGTGAATTAAATCTCGATACAACTGATTTGCAGCTCTGTTGGACGGCAGAGAGTATTGATGAAGTCAATGAGTTTGATATTGAGACGAGTTCTCAGCTTACTCCTGAAGGTGTTCCGGTCTTGGTAATCAGATACACGACGAACCCGACCATGGAGCGACGAGACTGGTAACTGATTGATATTCCAATAGGGGCTGTACGAGTATGCATAAATCGCAAAAAATACAGTCCCTATAATGGTAGGAAACTACACATTATATTTAAAAGGAGAACATGAAAATGGGTCTGTTTAAGAAAAACAAAAAGCTTGAGGTAATCAAGATGGATGAGAATGGAAACGTGATTAATCCCAAACAGAAAAAGGAGAAAGGGAAGGATCTCGGAAAGAAATTGCTCATTGGAGCACTTGCTATCATTGGAGGTACTATAGCCTTCGTAGGAGTCGGTGCTGCAATGGCGATTGTTGACGAGAAGTCTTCCGGTAGTGACACGATTGATGTTGGGGACGGCACGATTACGTTCACTCCGAACGAAGACCAGAGCAACAAATCAGAGACAGAGTCTACTGGGACTTCTGAAGAATAATTGATATTCTACCACAAAGAGAAATGGGTTAAACAACTCACTTCTCTTTTGTCTTCGAAGTGAAACGGCATCGAAGTTCTAGAAGAGGACTGAGATTGATATTTAACGCAAAATATTCAGCTCTCTTAATGAGGGAATAATTCCTCAGATATTTTGAAAGGAGCAATTTAATCGTGAAGAAAAAAGATGCTGTTGGGAAAGCGAAGCTCGTTGCAGAGATTGTCAGTACAGAAGGAGCTCAGATGCTTGCCTGTGGTCTCTGCCGATTGGTTCTTCCTCCTCAGGTTAATATCGTCGTTAAAGGCGGGATGCTTGTAGGAGGTTGGCTACTCGGTGGATGCCTTGGGGAGCATATGAAAGGATATTTGAACCGACAGATCGATGACGTAGCGGAATACGTTGAAGAGAGTGTCAAAAGAGTGAAGGAAGATATTGCTATCATTCAGAAAGAATCTGAAGAAACTGAAACCGAAAAGACTGATCAAACTGATCAAACAAATGAAAATGATAAAGAAGGAGAAGACTTGGGCTAAACAGCCCACTTCTCTTTTGTCTTCGAGACTTACATAGTAAGTCAAGATAACGTTGAACGCAGTGAAACAGAATCGAAGCTTTCGTAAAAAGCTGAGAAAACGCTGAGCGAAACGACATAGAATCAATTGATATTTCAAGGAGGTAATGAATCACATGGCTGAAGTGCCAAAAGAAAGCCTTCGAGCGGAAGATATTGATTTTCTCTCGAATGCTCATAAGTATCGGGATGTTGGAAAAGAAAACAGTAATGATATTCAGGAAGAAAGTACTGATGAGACTCCAAAAAAGACTTTGAATGGCTCTGTCACTTCTAAAAAGCGGTCTCTTGGAAAACAATTCATTGATATTTTCTTTCGCAATGGTGCAAGCCCAAAGGAAATCAAACGATATGTTATCGAGGATCTGCTCGTACCGGCGATTCTTGAAAACATTGCGGATACCATTCAGACCGTGGTTGAGATGAGATTCTTTGGGGACACCTGTCGAAGCTCAAGAAGAAACCGAAAATCTGGAAACTCTACAGGATCCAGAATTAATTATGGTGGATATTTTGTCGGTAATGACAATCGAAGAGACAGATCAAGATCGAGTAACCGGGATCGTGATGATTCTTACCAGGAGCCTCTGGACGACTTTATATTTGATGACAGACGGGATGCTGAGATGGTTCTGGTAGACATGAAGGAACTTCTCGATCAATACACTCGTGTAACTGTCGCTGATTATATTGATCTTCTAAAGCAATACGGCGTAAAAGTCCGTGATGCAGATCATACGGATCAGAAATGGGGCTGGAATGATCTCAGTGATGTAAGAGTGAAGCCGGCCAGAGGTGGAGGACACTATCTCGATCTTCCAAAAGAGTATCCTGTTGGATAAATTGAAAGGAGAATTATATTTATGAAAGTAAAAGCACCTAAATTCGTGTTGGACGCGGTTGCAAAAGCCGGAGTAGCTGCCGGTAAAGCTGGTCTTAAACTTAAAGCGGCATCTCCGGAACTCATGTTGGCCGGTGGACTTATCGCTGGTGGAGCAGCTTTGGTGGCGGCCTGCATCGCAACTAAGAAAGTCGTTGAAAATAAGACAATCGCAAATGCTCAGGATAAGCTCGATGATATTCAGAAGAAGGCTGATGGAGCAATCAAGCAGCTGGACGAAGGCGACTTCTCCGGACTGGTTGGATATGACAATGTTGACGACTGCAAGAAAGATATTAACAAGAATCGTAAGATCGAAAGTCTGAGAGTATATCGTCATTTAGCCTGGGAACTGGCTAAAAAGTATGGTCTTTCTGCGTTTCTATTTATGCTCTCTGTGGGCCTTATAATGGGCTCTCACGGCGTTTTGAAAAAGAGGTACATTTCCTCAACTTTGGCGTACAAAGCGCTTGACGAGGCTTATAAGGACTACAGGAAGCGTGTAAAAGAGGCAGTTGGGGAAGATAAGGAAAAGCATCTGTTTCTTGGCACTGAAGAGAGCGGCGAAACCACTGTTTATGACGAAAATGGCAATGAAAAGACCGTTAAAGATATTGTTAAAACTCAGGCTAAAAAGTACTCGCCTTATGAATTCGATTGGAACGCTCAGACTGCTCCCGGGAATTGGGAAGCGAATTCGGATTATAATCTTATGTTCCTCAAAGGAATTCAGAATTATGCCAATGACCTACTGCATTCGAGAGGTCACGTGTTTCTGAATGAGATTTTGGATGCAATTGGGCTTCAAAGGACGCAAGAAGGGCAGTCTTTGGGCTGGTGTATGGGCCTCGGAGATGATTTTGTTGACTTTGGACTCGAAGAATACTTCACCGATGAGTATTCTGATGCTTCCCAGGATGGATATTTGAAGAATATTCACCTCGATATGAACTGTGACGGGAACATTCTGGCGTACGCGTTCAAGAAAAGATGAATAAGTGGATATTTTTCGGTTTTGGGGTGGCTCTTGGCTCAGGAGTCACCTTTTTTGCCGTAAAAAAACACTATCGGGACGTTGCGTATCATGAAATTTCGGAAATGAGGGCATTTTATCGCGAGAAAAAGGCCGAATTGAAAGAAAAATATGACCCAAAAAGCGACAAAACTGACGCAACTGACTCAAAAAATGATGAAAAATCAGGAAATGAGCATCGTTATGTCAGCGGAAATACCGAAATTCAGAGCGTTTTGAATAGATATTCGGGCGGAAATCATGGTAATTTTGTCGTTGAACCGCATAAAAAAATCGGAAAAATCGGGGCAAAACGCAATGAAAATCATGATATTTCGGACGAAAATGAGGACCATGATGACCGTTTTTATACTGAAGAAGGGGACGATCCCTATGATATTTTTGTGAGCCATGAAGCGCCTTCTGAGGGCTATGTAGAACAGCCATACCAGATTTCTGAGGAACAATTTGCAAGCGAAAAGCTGCATTATGATAAAGTTACCGTCGAATATTATGCTGACGGAATCGCCGTAATCGACGAAACTGACGAGATTTTAGACTCTTTGGAAGACCAAATCGGACCTTATATTTTGAGTAAACCGATCGAAGAGAATGAGATTTATGTCAGGAATGAAGCTCGAAGTACGGACTATTATATTCAGTTGAAAGAGACAAATTTCGTCTCTGAAGAAGGTTCAGATTGACCTACTTCGACTGGCTGGTGTATCAGATTTCGCCAGACTATCATATGCGTGAACGCTACTCAGAACTGTTATTCGCTTTATATTCTACAGAGTTCTTTTGGGCGCTTCCAAGAGATATTAATCGTGCAAAGGATGGTCTGGATTTACGAAAACAATACGAACGTGAAACAGATGAAGGGGCTGATCTTTTCGGTCCCTGCACCTGTCTTGAGATGATGATCGCACTGGCCATTCGATGCGAAAATGAACTAATGTATGACCCGGATTTTGGTGATCGGACAGACCAATGGTTCTGGATCATGATAGATAATTTGGGGTTGGATCAGTTCGAAAATGACAGGTTTGATAAGGACGAAGTGGACTATATTTTGAACAGATTTATGAATCGGGAGTATGGTTCGAACGGCGAATTTTGCATGTTTCCAGGAACAGAATCCGTCAAAAATTTGAAAAAAATGGAGCTCGCCTATCAAATTAATTATTACGTAAAAATGATTTTGTGTTGAAAAATCGTGAAAAAATGAGGTTTTGCGTCAGTTGCGTCACTTTTTTTTAGTACTACGCACGAGAAAAATATATGTTTTTATATATATAAAGGACGAAAAAAAACTGTCATTTTTGACGCAAGCCATTTTTGGTGAATTTTTAGAAGAAAGGAGGGAGCAAGACGGATTTTGTAAAAGTCACGTGGAGAGGTCCGAAAAGGAAAGGCGATCCGATTGAGATATTTCCGATTTTTATTGTGAAGAACAGCAAGGACTTGATGATACGAGGAAGCGACTTTTATGCGGTCTGGGATGAGCAACGAGGTGTATGGTCGACTGAGCAGGATGATGCCACCGGATTGATCGATGCTGAGATGGATGCATACAAAGCAAAGATGGAGAAAGAGAATCCTCAGTTTGCAAACGCAAGAATATTATATTTGTGGAACTCGGATACCGGAATGATCGATAAGTGGCATAAGTATGTTCAAAAGCAGCTTGTTGATAATTTTCATCCGTTGAATCAGAAGGTTGTGTTTTCGAATACAGAACCGCGACGTGAAGATTATTCGTCTTTTCATTTGCCTTACGCACTTGAGCCAGGAAGCACGGATGCCTGGGATGAAATGGTCAGAACATTATATTCTCCTCCAGAACGCCATAAGATTGAATGGCTTATCGGATCAGTTGTAAGTGGCGATAGTAAGGAGCTTCAGAAATTTGGAGTGTTCTACGGTGATTCAGGAACGGGTAAATCAACGATCCTTGATATTATCGCAAAAATGTTTAAAGGTTATGACTGCACATTTAATGCGAAAGCGCTTGGAAGCTCTACCAGCGAATTTGCGTTGGAACCGTTTAAGAACAATCCATTGGTTGCGATTCAGCAGGACGGCGATCTGAGTAAGATTGAAGATAACGCCAGATTGAATAGTCTTGTGTCCCACGAAGAAATCATTGTGAATGAAAAGCATAAGAGCCAGTATGGAAGCAGGTTCTATGCGATGCTTTTCATGGGAACTAATAAACCGGTTAGAATTACGGATTCAAGAAGCGGTATTATTCGAAGACTAATTGATATTTCTCCTACAGGAAAGCTTATTCCGAAGAAACGGTATTTGAAATTGAAGGAACAGATTGACTTTGAGCTCGGAGCTATTGCGTGGCATTGCCGTGAGGTGTTTCTTGAGGATCCGTATTATTACGACACCTATACGCCGCAGGCAATGATCGGAGCCACAAACGATTTCTACAACTTTATGGAAGAGTATCTGGATGAATTCCTTAGAAAAGATTACACGACTCTGAAAGAAGCATGGACGAAGTACCAGATTTACTGCAATGAAGCCAAGGTTCCATATCCGTATTCGATGCGATCCTTCAAGGAAGAGTTGAAGAACTACTTCCGCGAGTACAAGGAAAGATATCGTACGGACAGCGGAGAGCAGCTGCGGAAGTGGTACGGAGGATTGAGAAGATCGAAGTTCGGAATGGAAGAGTTGGTTTCTGAGGAATCTGATGACATTGAAGTAAAAGATATTGCTGATGAGGATGCTGCGGAAGCGGAAGGGTATAGCAATTGGATTAAGCTCGATGAGCGCCCCAGTCTTTTGGATGATATTCTAGCTGATTGTCCTGCTCAGTATGCTGTTCCGACAGATACTGGCGGGGATCGTCCGGAATTCAAATGGGAGAAATGTAAGACCAAGCTTTGCGATCTGGACACATCAAAGCTGCATTACATTCGTTTTCCAATTGATATTCAGAACCATATTGTAATCGACTTTGATCTTAAAGATCCGTCAACCGGCGAGAAATCTCTTGAAAGGAATTTAGCGGAAGCTTCGAAATGGCCGAAGACATATGTTGAAACCAGTCGGAGCGGAAAAGGTCTTCATTTGCATTATATTTACAAAGGCGACGTTACAAAGTTAAGCCGAATCTATGACGATAATGTTGAAGTGAAGGTATTTACAGGTAATTCGTCTTTGAGGAGACAGCTAAAGCTCTGCAATGATATTCCGATTGCTGAGATTAATTCTGGATTGCCTATGAAGGAGGAGGCGCGAGTGATAAACTTTGATGGTTTGAAGTCTGAGAAGGCCCTTCGAACCGCAATAAAAAGGAATTTAAACAAAGAGATCCACGCTGACACAAGATCGAGCGTGGATTTTATATTTAAGATCCTGAACGATGCGTATGAATCCGGAATGCATTATGACGTTACCGATCTTCGTCCTGCGGTGCTTGGGTTTGCTGCAAAAAGCAGTAATCAGTCTGCATATTGTATTAAGCTCGTAACTAAGATGAAGTTCCAGTCAGAAGATATTTCGGAAGATACGGCATTTTCCGATGACGATGAACTCGTATTCTTTGACGTTGAAGTGTTCCCGAATTTCTTCGGCGTTGTCTGGATGACAGATACCGGTAATCCGGTTAAGATGATCAACCCGACAGCAAAAGATATTGAGAAGCTTTGTGAGAGAAAGTTGGTAGGATTCAATAATCGCGAGTATGACAACCACATTCTGTATGCCAGGATGATGGACTATGATAATTACGGTCTGTATGTTCTTTCGCAGAGAATCATAAGCGGCAGCAAGAATTCTAAGTTTAGGGAAGCATACAATCTGTCTTATACAGATATTTACGATTTTGCTTCCAAGAAGCAGAGCTTGAAGAAATGGGAGATCGAGCTTGATATTCATCATCAAGAACTTGGACTTCCGTGGGATCAGCCGGTTCCTGAAGAGTTATGGGATAAGGTTATGGACTATTGTGTGAACGATGTCGTTGCTACAAAGGCAACGTTTCATGCGTTGAGTGCGGATTTCGTTGCAAGAGAGATTCTTGCAGATATTTCCGGGCTTACCGTAAATCACACAACAAATCAGCATACAACCAAGATAATCTTCGGCGATGATCCGAATCCTCAGATCCAGTTTGTGTATACGGATCTTTCTAAGATGTTTCCTGGGTACGAGTATAACGCAATGGGAATCGATCCGAAAAGATATTCCGGAAAGATCGTTCAGGGTAAGTCCATCTATCGTGGAGAGGATCCTGGGGAAGGTGGACGAGTTTATGCTCAGCCTGGGATGTATGAGAACGTTGCACTTCTTGATATTGCTTCCATGCATCCGTCAAGCATCGAGAATCTGAATCTATTCGGAGATAAGTATACGAAGCGATTCAGCGATCTGAAGAAGATCCGAATTCTTATTAAGCATGGCGATTACGAAGGAGCTGCCAAACTGTTTGACGGGAAGCTTACTGGATATTTGCAGGATAAGACACAGGCAAAGGCTCTTGCTCAGGCTCTGAAGATTGTAATTAACAGTGTATACGGTTTGACCTCTGCCAGCTTTGATAATAAGTTCCGCGATCCAAGGAATGTTGATAACATCGTTGCAAAGCGTGGAGCGCTATTTATGATCGAGCTTCAGAAGGCCGTTGAGGAGAAAGGCTATACAGTTGCACATGTTAAGACCGATTCCATCAAGATTCCGGATGCAAATAACGAGATCATTGATTTCGTAATGAAGTTCGGAGAAAAGTATGGATATACGTTCGAGCACGAAGCAACTTATGAAAAGCTTTGCCTAGTAAACGAAGCCGTGTATATTGCAAAAGATATTTCTGATGGGCATTGGACAGCCACAGGAACTCAATTTCAGGTTCCATACGTGTTTAAGACGTTGTTTAGTAAAGAGCCGATTGAGTTTAAGGATGTCTGCGAGACTAAGAGTGTTAAGACTGCTTTATATTTGGACTTCAACGAGGATCTTCCGAATGTTGAAGATAAAGAAGATCGTCTTCAGAAGCTTCTCAAGAAGTATGGGCTGACGATGAGTCAGATTAATGGATATTTGGAAACCGGTGATGCTCCGGATCTTCCAGAGGAATCTGGCACTGCTCTGATGGAAGCCTCTGAATTGGTAAAAGATATTCGAGCCGGACATGATTACAGATTCATCGGACGTGCAGGATCGTTCTGCCCAGTAATCAATGGCGTTGGTGGTGGATATTTGATGCGAGAGAAAGACGGCAAGTATTCATTTGCAACAGGAGCAAAAGGATATCGGTGGATGGAAGCCGAAGTTCTTAGAGCTCTTGGAACTGAAGAAGCAATGCGCAGAATTAATCGAAAGTATTACGCTGCGCTTGTAGATGACGCAATTGCCACAATCTCCGAGTATGGAGACTTTGAGGCCTTTGCGTCTTAATTGATATTTTTCAAATTTGAAAGGAGAATTTAACCATGGCAAGAACAGATGTACCTAACATTAGCATTGACAACGCACAGATTCGTTTCCGTAATTTTACTGGAGAGCCGACGAAGTTCGACAAAGCCGGAGGAAAGAGAACGTTCAGCGTTATTCTTGACGCCGAAATGGCAGACAAGCTTCGTGATGACGGATGGAATGTAAAGTCCTGGGAGCCCGATGGAGCTGATGAGCCGATCTATCATCTTCCGGTTGAGATTTCGTATAAGATATATCCTCCGAAGGTGTGGATGATCTCTGGGAATAAAAAGACCATGCTTCAGGAAGATACAATTTCTGCTCTCCAGTATGCTGAATTTACTAAAGTTCAGCTTATTATCCGTCCTTATTGCTGGGAAGTGAACGGCAAGTCTGGCATTAAGGCCTATGTCAAAGCGATGTATGTAACCATCGAGGAAGACGAATTCGAGAAAGAGTATCGGAACTTCGAGGATGATGAAGACGATCTTCCGTTCTAAGATATTTATAGGGGCTGTCTGAAATATGGCAGCCTCTTTTTTTTAGATATTTGAAGAGGAGCGAACTATGCCATCGTTTTTATACGATTATCAAATAGACGCTATTAATCGAATGCGAAATGGCAGTATTCTATGTGGAAAAGTTGGATCCGGAAAGTCAAGAACTTCTATTGCTTATTATTTCATGAAAGAATGTGGCGGCTCCGTAATAAATGAGTATATACCGATGTGTAAAACGGTTAATCTGTTTATTATTACTACTGCACGAAAAAGGGATACAAAAGAATGGGAAGGAGAACTCGTTCCATTCTTGATATCCGCAGATCATCCCGAAGATACGATCTATCAAGATCTTGAAGTTCACATCGATTCATGGAACAACATAGCAAAGTATGTTGGAGTAAAAGACTCATTCTTTATATTTGATGAGCAGCGTGTTGTTGGAAGAGGCGCTTGGGTTAAAGCGTTCTTAAAGATTACAAAAGCAAATCATTGGATTTTACTGTCGGCAACGCCTGGCGATACTTGGATGGATTATGTTCCTGTTTTTATAGCAAATGGATATTTTAGAAACAGAACCGAGTTCAATGAGAGGCATGTTGTGTTTAGTCGATTTGCGAAGTATCCTCAAGTTTCTAAATATTTGAACGAAGGTCGATTAATTAGATATAGAAACGAGATCCTTGTTACAATGGATTATCAGAAGCCAACCAGAACTCATGAAGTAATAGTGGATGTCGACTACGATCGAGCTGAATACAAAGATATTATGAACACGCGTTGGAACATTTACAAAGATCAACCAACTACAAACGCTGCTGAGCTTTGCTACGTTCTTAGAGAGTCTGTCAATTCCGATCCAAGCAGGATCCAAGCGGTTCTTGATATTTTAAAAGATCATCCAAAGGTCATAGTGTTTTACAATTACAACTATGAGCGAGAGGCTTTGAGGAATGCTCCTTATGGAAAAGATATTTCAGTTGCTGAATGGAACGGCGATAAGCATCAGTTAATTCCTAAAACTGATAAGTGGGTGTATCTGGTTCAGTATACAGCAGGAGCCGAAGGCTGGAACTGCATAGAAACAGATACTATGATATTTTACTCTTTGAATTATTCATACAAAATCATGACTCAGTCGGCCGGAAGGATTGATCGAATGAATACTCCGTTTACTGATTTGTATTATTACAAGTTGAAATCAAATAGTCCTATAGATATTGGCATTTCGCACGCGCTTCGAAAGAAACAGAAGTTTAATGAGAACAAATTCTTTGATTCTTTTGATTCGCAAAAAAAACATCCCTTATAATAGAGGGGATATACCTCTTCTTTATTTTTTTAAGCAGGAGGTATGTCTGATGCTGGAAAGCAGATTCCAGGCTAAATTGATTAAAGAACTAAAAGATCGGTTTCCAGGATGTATCGTTCTTAAGAACGATCCGAATTACATTCATGGATTTCCCGATCTTTCTGTTTTTTATCAAGATAAATGGGCTTGGCTTGAAACGAAACGAAGCTCGGATGCTTCTCACCGTCCTGGCCAAGACTATTACATTTCGCTAGGTAAAAAGATATCCTACGCGAGCTTCATTTGTCCAGAGAACAAAGAGGAGGTACTGGATGAACTTCAACAAGCATTTCAACCTCGAAGGAAAACACGCGTTTCTCGGAGCGTCTAAGTACCACTGGATTAACTACGACGAAGAGAAACTGATCAATGCATATCGAAATTTTGCAAGAGTTCAACGAGGAACAGAACTTCACGATTTTGCGAAACAAGCGATTACTCTTGGAATCAAACTTCCGAAGTCAAAGAAAACGTTGAATATGTATGTCAACGATGCGATTGGTTTTCAGATGACTCCGGAACAGCCTTTATATTATTCGGAGAATTGCTTTGGAACTGCCGATGCGATTTCGTTTAAGAACAATTTCCTTCGTATTCACGATCTAAAGACCGGAGATACTCCGGCCCATATGGAACAGCTCATGATATATGAAGCTCTGTTTTGTCTTGAGTATGACAAAGATCCGAATCGATTTGATTCAGAGCTTCGTATTTATCAGTTGGATGAAGTAATGGCAGAGACCCCTGATCCTAAAGATATTGAGTTCATTATGGACAAGATCATCTTGTTTGATCAGTGTCTTAATAAAGTGAAGGAAGAAGGATAAGAATCATGGACGATAGTCAACGTGGTAGAAAGATATTTGTCGCAATCGACAGATTGAACGATCGGTTCCTTGAACACTATGGAACTCCAAGGCATTCTGGAAGATATCCTTGGGGTTCTGGTAAGAATCCTCAAAGAAACAAAAACTTTCTTTCAAGAGCTAAGGACCTTGAAAAGCAAGGACTTACTCAAAAGCAGATTGCAGAAGCCTTCGGCATGAGTACGACCCAGTATCGTGCGATGCGTTCTATTGCGGTTAATGAGCAAAAGAAAGAGAATGCGGCAAAGGTACAGAGACTTCACGATAAAGGATATTCTAATGCTGCAATCGTTCGTGAAACGGGTTTTAAGGAATCTACGATTCGAAATTATTTGAAACCAGAATACCAGATTCGTAGAGATGCTGCCACAAAGCTTGCTGATGTTCTGAAAGAACAGATCGAGGAACGCCCGTATCTTGATGTCGGCGAAGGCGTTGAGCTTCAGCTCGGCGTTTCAAAAGAGCAGATGAAAACTGCTATAAAGATATTAGAGCAGGAAGGATACAAATACCATAGAGTTGGTGTTCGGCAAGTAACGGATCCAAGTAAGGAACTGAATGTTGCAGTTCTTACGAAAGACGACGTTTCCTATGCGGATGTCAGAGCTAATATTGACAAGGTTTCTTCGCCTAAAGGCGTTAAGTTTGAGGATTATGCAGAAACTGTAAAACGAATGGGAAAGCCTGAAAGTATTAGTTCTGATCGAATTAAAATAAGATATGCTGAAGACGGCGGAGAAGCTAAAGACGGCGTTATCGAGATTCGAGAAGGCGTAGCCGATCTAGATATTGGTAAGAGCCGTTATGCACAGGTTCGTATTGCCGTTGACGGAACGCATTATCTGAAGGGTATGGCAATGTACGCCGATCCTAAAACAATGCCTGATGGCGTAGATATTGTGTTTAATACGAACAAGAGTAAGAGTGTTCCGATGATTTCAGCGGATAAAGATAATTCGGTTTTGAAGCCGATGAAAACCGTTAAGACTCCTGACGGAAAAACTAAAATCGATGAAGAGAATCCGTTTGGTGCTTCTGTTAAGGATCAGAGAGGTGCTCTGAATATTGTTAACGAAGATGAGGATTGGCAGAAATGGTCTAAAACGCTTTCTGCTCAGTTTTTATCCAAGCAGCCAAAGAACCTTGCCAAGCAGCAGCTCGATAAAACTTATGCAGATAGACTCGCCGAGTTTCAAGATATTTCTGCGCTTACAAATCCGGTTGTTAAGAGAAAGCTTCTTGAGTCATTTGCAGACGAATGCGATTCCGCAGCTGTTCATTTGAAGGCTACGGCCTTTCCGAGACAGGCGGCGCACGTAATTCTTCCTATCTCTTCTCTTAAAGATAATGAGATTTATGCACCAAATTACAATGATGGAGAAGAGGTTGTTCTAATAAGATATCCTCATGCCGGAGTATTTGAGATTCCAAGGCTCAGGGTTAATAACCAGAATCCAGAAGGAAAGATGCTTCTTCAGCAGGCCAAGACAGCTGTCGGTATTAATGCGCATGTTGCTCAGATACTGTCTGGAGCAGATTTTGATGGTGATACCGTAACGGTAATTCCAACAAAAGGCCTTAATATTAGAACTTCAGCGCCTCTTGAAGGGCTTAAAGATTTTAACCCAAGTGCCAAGTATCCTGCCTATGATGGTATGCCTCGTGTTGGCCCTAAAACTGGTTTCCATAAACAGCAGGAAATGGGCAAGGTCTCGAATCTGATTACTGACATGCAGGTTCAGATGGCTCCGACAGAAGATATTGCTAAAGCCGTTAGGCATTCAATGGTTGTCATTGACGCCGAAAAGCATAACTTGGATTGGAAGCGTTCTGCAAGAGAAAATGACATTGCTGGCCTTAAAAAAGAGTATCAAGGTGGCGCAAATCGTGGCGCGTCTACTCTGATTTCAAAGTCAAAGTCGGTCGAATACGTGCCTGATCGCAAAGAATACAAAACGTTCAATAAAATGACCGATGAAGAGAAGGCTCGCTATCTGAATGGAGAAAAGATATTTAGAGAGACCGGTAAAACGAAGATCGATAAGAATGGTAGAGTCGTTGCTCGTCAGAATAAGTCTAATAAAATGACCGAAACCTTTAATCGGGGTGGCGACGCATTCGATCTTTCATCCGGAACAGCGATTGAAGATATTTATGCCAATTACGCAAACAAGACAAAAGCGCTTGCTAATGAAGCTCGTAAAGAGCTTAGAGCTACGGAGCGCTTAAAGATATCTCCGACAGCTAAGAAAACCTATGCTGCAGAACGCGCGTCTTTGATTTCGCAGCTTAATATTGCAAAACTTAACGCCCCTCTCGAACGGCAAGCTCAGCTTATAGCCGGCGTTAAGGCTAAAGCACGTATTGAGGCTAATGGAATTGAAGATCGTGACGATATCAAGAAGATTAGACAGCAAGAACTTAAGAGAGCTAGAGATTCTATTGGCACTAGACCTAGAAATCCGAATAAAGAGAACTCTCTGTCTATAAAGATATCTGACAGAGAATGGGAAGCTATTCAGGCTGGCGCTATTTCAGACACAACGCTAACCGAAATTCTTAAATATACGGATACGGATTCTTTACGTCAAAGAGCTACGCCAAGACCTGATAAGGCGATTTCTAGTTCTTCTCTTGCAAGGGCAAGGCAGCTGATTAACAATGGCTATTCTCAGTCTGAAGTAGCTGAGGCTATTGGCGTGTCTGTTTCAACGCTTAATAAGGCGTTGAATTAAAGATATTTGGTCAAATGAAAGGAATTGGAATATGGAATACGCATACTTAACTACCATAGACAATCCATATGATCCATACGATGAGTTTGATCAATGGTTTGCCTTTGACACGGAAAAAGGTTACAACTCTTGCGGTCTTCTTGAAAGGATTGCTAATACTTCCGATGACTTGTCTCCGGAAGACAATCGGGTCGAGATCAATGAGGCGATTGACCAGATAGTCCTGAGAGATCCAACCGGAATTTATAAGAAAGTTGTAAAAATCTTCTAATCTTTTTCACAAGAATGCTTTGTCTTGAATAAATTCATGCTTATTCTTTAAAAAAGTCATGAATTAGAGCATGGCGACAGCATTGATGGCTATTCTAAGCACCCGGGAGGGGGTCCTCGAAATATACCCCCTCCCCTGAATCGCCGGCCTCCTAAAAAATTCTCCGGAGGAGTTATTTTTAGATGCTTTTTACAGGGGCATGGGTTTCTTTTCTTTCATGTTATTCACTCCACCTCCTTTACCACTGATTTTTTCAGCTGTTTTCCGTTCTCCT